CGCCTGCAGGTCCGCGCCGACGTAGCAGCCCGGGATGTCCTTGGGGCCGATGAACGACGGCTTTTCCGGGTCCGCGATCTTGTACGACTTGCCGAGGCAGGCGACGACGTCTTTCTTCCACGTCCCGTAGAACCCGCCGCTCAGGTAGATCAGCTTCTTGCTCATTGGGTCTTCTCCGTGGTGCCGACGATGAGGCCGGCGCTCTTGAGCCGCTGGCGCACGAAGACGAGCGCCTCGCCCAGCTCCTGGCCGGCGGCCGCGATCTGCTCGCCGACCTTCATCATCTCGCGCACGTCCCGGCGCGTCTTCGGCGTCAGGCCGTCTTCCATCAGGTCCAGCATCATCTTGCCGCGGTTCTTGATCATCTCGCCGTAGCGGACGAGTCCGACGAGCTCGTTCGTGGCGTAGTCCGTGACGTCGTAGTCCGGGCGACCCGCGGGCAAGAGCGCGTCGGGCCCGTACTTGCGGACGGCCTTGTCCTGCTCGTCTTGGACGCGGCGCGCGAACTCCTCGCGCGCGGCCTTCTCGGCGGCGATCAGGCCTCTCCTCCGATCAGGGCGTCGTAGGGCGCGCGCAGGAGCGCCTTGTCCTTCGTCCGCTTGTACCCGAGCAGTCCGAGGTACGTCCGCCAGGGCTCGCCCCAGCCGCCGCTGATCCAGCCCGCGTCGCCCTGGGCGTCCGTCGACAGCGACTGGAAGGCGGCGTCCAGCGCGCGTGGCGTCATCGTGGCCGTCTCGATCGTGGGACTCAGGGCGGTCCGCGTCTTACATGCCACCGCCTCGCGCGCCTTCTGCCAGTCTTGCTCGTACAGATGGAGCGAGCCGACCGTGTGCGTGTAGCGTCCGAGCTCCGCGCCCACCAGCGAGGCCACGTAGGCCTGGAGCCGGGTGAACGTGAACAGGTCGTACGGCAGGCCCAGCCACGCGTCGTTCGACCGCATGAAGGTCTGCGCGTAGAGCCGCCCGCGCCGGAGCATGTACTGGAACGCCACGGTGCAGGGCACGTCCTTCGTCTTGGCCGGCGACTGCTGCCAGATCGTCATGACGGCCTGGCGCGAGTCCGGGTCTTCCTTCAGCGTCTTCACGACGTACGGCAGCTGCGCCGTGAACCACGGGCCGTAGGCGCCGAAGAAGTTGACGCCGTCGTCCGAGTACCGGCCGATGTTCGGGTTCCAGGCGCCGATGCTCGCGGCGTCGCGCCGGCCGAGCAAGATCCAGAGGAACTCGGCCACCGAGTACGTGTGGCTCATCTTGCGGACGCGGTTCGTGACGATGTTCTGGAGCGGGTCTTCCAGCGTGACGGTCGCGTGGAGCAGCTCGCGGGTCTTCATGCCCCGCGGGCTCACCTCGTTGCCGTTCGCCAGGACCTCTGCCAGGACGTTCTTGAACAGCTCGTCCGCGTTCTCGAAGAGTCTCATGTCGCCAGTACCTCGCGCGGCTTCGTGTAGAGGTGCTCTGCTTCGTACTTCCATTGCTGCTCGTATAGCTTGGAGACGACGTTGCTCATCTCGAACAACGCCTGCTCCAGTCCCTTGACCGTCGCGCGCAGTCTTTCGACTTCTCCCTGGAGCAGCGCTTGACCGCTGCGCTGATGCGCGTCGAGGCGCCAATTCTCGGCCATCATCTTTCCTCCTAACGTCTTGGGTATGCGGCCAGCCGCTTCGCGCTGATCCGCTTGATCGCGTCGAGCGGAAAGCCGGGACGCTCCGTCCAGTCGTAGTACACCACGGGCAGGTCCGTGCGCGCCTCCTGGAACAGCTCCCAGACCCGGCGGTGCTTCGGCTCGTCCGTGAACATCTCGCCGCCTCGGGCGGCCCTCGCGGCCCAGACCTCGCGACAGCGCTCCCAGGGCGGGATGCAGAGCACGACCACCGTCCGCCGGTGGGCGAGCGCGGCCTCGACGACCAGTCGGCCGCGACGTCCGAGCCCGTCGCCGCCGCGATGCACCGGGCCGTAGACCTGCTCTCCCAGGTGAAATCGGTCCAAGGCCAGGGTGCCCGGATGCCGCGCCAGGACGCCGAGCAGCTCGGCCATCGGGTCGCCTTTCGGCGGACCCGAGGCGATCATCTCCGCCCCTCGGTGGGTCCGCAGGAAGGCCTGCACCAGCGTCGTCTTGCCGGCCCCGTCGGGACCTTCGAAGACGGTCACGTCGCCGCGGATGCCCGTCATTCGGCCTTCCTCTCCTGCCGGTTGGCTTCTTCGTAGCGCTCGACCAGCGCGCGGTTCGCCTTCAGGACGCGCTCCATGGCGTCGACGTAGACCACCCGCGCCTTGCCCAGCGCCGCGTGGGCGGCGTTGTGCTCGGCCTTCAGCTCCGCGAGCGTCTTCATCGCGCGACCGGCGGCACGAGACGGATGGTCCAGACGGCACGGACCAGCTCCAGGTCTCGGTCTTTGGGCCCGAACGCCCGCGTCACGTTCCGCAGGTCCGCCTCGGCGAAGTCCAGCAGGTCGATCCGCACGGACTCCAGGTCGTCGTCGCCGAGCGGCTTCGCGTCGGGCACGTCCATGTGCAGCAGGAACGAATGCCTCACGCGCCCGCCAGGACGCGCTCGATCTCGGAACGCGGGTCTTGCCAGCCGTTCGGCTTGCCGACGTGCTTGCTCGTGTCGTCGCGGACCTTGGTCATGTTCGACGCGTGGACCGCGTCCCACACCCGGTCGAACGGGATGCCCTGCATGATCGCCGTCCCGACCGCCACGTACACGATGTCGGCGAGCGCGTCTGCCTGGCCGGCGACGTCGCCCGTGGCCACGGCCAGCGTGAGCTCTTCCAGCTCCTCTTTCAGATGCCGGAGCCGCTCGATGCCTTCGCGCAGCGGCAACCGGTGCAGGGTCGTCGGACGCGCCATGCGCGTCAGGCCGAACTTCCGGTGAAACGCGTCTACGTCTCTCACGACGTCGGTCATTTCTTCTTCCCCCTGATGGCCAGGATGATGGTGGCGATCTCGTCGCTGAACAGGAGCATGATCATCAGGATCACCATTGCCGTCTCGAACATGTCAATGCTCCAGTCTGAGCAACGGTCTGAGCTCGCGGCGCGCGAGGCGCCGATGCTTGGGATCGTTGTACCACAGGTTCACGCCTGACGGATGCGGGATGACGATCGTCGCCACGGGGGGCGTGGACCGTCTCGAGACAGAACGGCACGAAGTACCCCGCGCGGGACACGCCGAACGCCCGCGACACCCGACGGCCCACCAGCACGACCTGCCGCGCGTCTGCCAAGAGCGCGGAGCGCAGGGCCAGGGTCGCCGCCCGGCGGGCGGCCGGCAGCGGAAACGCGTCGCCCTTGCCGTCGCGCTCGGGCCTGCGGGCCAGCAGGTTCGTCAGCACCGCCCGTGCCCAGATCTCGTCCGCGGTCGTGTCGAGCACCCTCGCGAGCCGGTGCCAGCTGTCGCCGGCCTCGGCCGGGCTCGTCCCGCCCGGCGCCTCGCCGACGAAGACGATCACGCGCCCGCCGCCTTCTTCGCGATGCGGTCGCGCATCCGCGCCAGATCCGTCCGCGTGAACAGGTGCGGCCAGCGCACGCCGGCCGCCGCGGCGCCCTTGATCGCCTCCGCGGTGGCGGCCAGGATCGGCCCGTCCTCATGGCCCTCGGCGATCAGTGCCTTGGCCAGCGCGCTCGGACCACGGAACTCTTCCCAGACCGGCAGCGCGCTCGCCTGCGCGAGACGCGCGGGCTCCGTGGCGACGTAGGTCGTGGTCGCGCGCGGGGCCTTCGCGACGAGCGCCTGCGCGACCTCGCCCGCCGTCTTGGGCATCTTGGGTCTGGACGGCGACGGCGGTGCCAGCCGGATCGTGCCGCGGGTGGTCAGCGCCGGACCCGCGACGTCCAAGAAGTCCACGACCTTGGTCTCAGGCGCGACGACCTCGATGCCGGCAACGATCCCGCGCGCCGCGTTCCGCGCGAGCCATTCGCCCGCCGACGGCAGCACGGCCTTGCTCATCTGCTCGTACGCCGCGCTGGCGTTGCCCGACCAGCGATACCCGTCCGGGTAGCCGCAGAGCGCGGCCTGCTCGGGCACGGTCAAGAGCCGCGGCTCGTCCGGATGGAAGTGCCGCGCCGCGCCCGTGGTCGTGAAGGCGAGCTGCTCCCAGGCCAGGCGCCGATAGAGGAAGGCGGGCCGTCCCGCGACGCGGTGCCCGCGCTCGTACGTCGTGCCGTGGAGCTTGTTGAACTCGATCGCGAGCGAGGCGCCGGGCGCCACGTGCTCGCGCATCTCCTCGTAGGTCTTGGTCACGCCGCGCGACTGCGCCTTGGCCGCGGCGACGTCCGCCTCGGTCGAGACGACGTGGCCGAGCACGTCGCGCACGCTCTTGCGCGGCACCGGCAACAAGGCCCACGGGACGTCGACGCGGTGAAAGACGACGAACACGCGCTTCCGGTCTTGTGGCACGCCGACGTCCGCGCCGTTCAAGAGCACGATGGAGCACGAGTAGCCGAGTGCCGCGGCGCGGGCCGCGAGGCTGTCGATCAGCGGACGTCCCGCCACGGCGGCGCGCGCGACCGATTCCCACGCCCACACCTTCGGCCTGAGCTCCTCCAGCACGTGGAACATCTGGTACACGCAGCCGACCCGCGGATCGTTCTCCCACCAGTTGTCGGCGATGCCGCGCTTCTGGGTGGGGCTCATGCCGGCCTGCGACCACGGGGCGCACGGCGGGTTGCCGTACACGAAGTCGATCTGTTCGTCTTTCAGCGCGGCCAGCGGCCATCGCTCCGGGTCCGTCCAGATCTTGCCATCGAGCTCCGGATGGTTGAGCTTGCTGGTCGCGACGCCGAACGGGCCGTCTTCCAGATGCCCGACGACCTGAAAGCCGGCGCGCTTCACGCCGACTGAAAATCCTCCGGCAAAAATGTACACGCCCAATGCCGTCAGTTTGGTCACCTTGCCGTCCTTTTGCAAGCTCGCATGTGGGCCATCTTTTCGTGCAGCTTTTGTGTGCCTAGCGCTTTCAGAGAGGCTCTTGCTCCTATCCGACCCTGCTCTGTTCGTTGCTCGGGTGTCTGTCGATGCGTCGGGCTGTTGAGCGATCGCGTGGCCGTCGTGTTGCGAGACACAAGGGCAAACCCACGGCCCGCAAGATCGTCGGCCACGGCCTGCTCTGCTCGGGCCAATGCCTGTCGCGACGCGCGCGGTAATTCTCTGACGATCACGCAATCGAGCCCAAGACGTGCCGCCAGCACCAACGTCGCGCGCGACTCGCAGCACGAAGCGCTGCCCACATAGACGCCGAGCGGTCCCATGATGGCATAGACGCCTGATGTCACTTCGCGCCCTGTTCGCGTCGGTAGTATTCCACATCGCTCGCCTTGCATCGGTGTCCGAACGCCTTCACGGTCGCCATGATCTCGGCGCCGGTCTGTCCCTCGGCGATGCCCTTGCGGATGAGCTTCGCCTTCGTGATCGTGGGACCCTGGGAAGCCGGTCGAGGTTGCTCCGACTTGTTGTCCCGACCCGACGCTTGCGCCTTCGGGTTTCCCAGGGCCTCACGACGCGCACGGACACGCTCAGGCTCTTTGAGCCCCTTCGCGTCGTACCACGCCTTCTGCACCGCGTATCCCGTCGCGCCGTCGAGCGTTCCGACCGTGGCCATCAGGCCGTCGCGCAGCGGGTACGTCGTGCCGGCGACGACGATCTCGCCGATCTGCGTGTTCGGACCAGCTGTCGTTTCGTCAGTCATGAGGCGCCAAAAATAACGTCGGGGGACGGCTCGCGCCATCCCCCGAACGTCGTGGTCAGAACTGCGGTCTCTTGGGCTGCTCGGCTTCCGGCGCCGCGCCCGTCTCGGCGTCCTGGTCGTCGGCCTTGGTCGGGTCGACCACCACCGTGCCGGCCATGATGGCCTTGCGGAACTCGGCGGCCATCTTGATCAGCGCCGGGGTCGCGAAGCCGCCCTCGGGAAACTGGGCGTCTCCGTCGATCGCCTGGAAGACGTAGTTCGCGAACGGCTGGCCGGCGCTGTTCTTCTCGCCGACGCTGGTGGCACGGTACACCCGCAGGAACACGGGGGCCGGACCCTTGGCCGTCGCGTACTTGTTCTGCGCCATGAGGATGAGCGTGTTCCACTTCCGGCTGCTCTTGAGCTGCGTCACCTTCATGCTCAAGACCGCCGGCGCCCACGCGGCGTCATGGTCCTGCACCAGCACGTAGTGCATCGCCGTCTCGACGACCTGGACGCGCTTGTCCGTGCCTTCGGCGCCCTTGCCCGGCACGAACAGCGGCTCCGTGCAGGCCTCGTCCTTGTAGCTGCCCAGGAACCCGCCGCCGTCCTGGCGGTCGATCCACTGGTTCCAGATCTTCTGGAAGGCCACGGGGATCACGATCACGCCGCCGTCTTCGGGCTTGAAGATCTCACCCGTGACGGTGTTGAACAGGTCGCCGATCTCGGCGCCCTTGATGTACTTCGCGTGGGTCTTGTCAATCTGGGGACTCAGTCCCTGAATCAGGCCCAGGAACGGGGTGACCCTGTCCTTCTGACCCGCGTCTTGCGCGCCTTCGCCCGCGAACTCGCTGGCGAGCGCCGCCAGCTCCGCGTCGTACAGCGCCACGCCGGGCGAGGGCGCCGTCTTTTCCAGGGCCACGCCCGGCCCGCCCTTGCTCTGCTGCGTCGTCATCCTTCGCCTCCCTTGGGTTTGACCAGCACCGCCACGGTCTCCATCGTGTGCGAGACGCCCGGCGGAATCGGCGTCCCGTCGTCCAACCAGTCCTTGACCTGCGCGCGCAAGGTCTGCGCGTTCACCGTCTCCTTGACCAGGCCCGCGTACCCATTGGCCTTGAGCCACGCGAACGTCTCGGGCTGCACGTCCTTCTTGATGTGCGCCCAGATCTCCACTCGCAGGTGGACGCGGGCACCCGACGCGTGCGTGAAGCCGCCTCGCCCGTCCGGCCTGATCATGCCGAGCTCTTGCATCAGCACCGGCAGTTCCTTCTTTCGGATCTCGTCGCGCCGCGCGGTCGCGGCCTTCAGCGATTCGTCCAACGCCTCGACCTGCTCGCTCACCTCGATGAACCTGTTCACCAGGGCCTCGAGCCGGTTCTCCGTCTCCGCGGACGCCTGCTCGGGCGCGACCTCGTTCGCGTCCAGCGCCGCGGCCACGTCGGCCGGGATCCGATCTCCTCCGTCCATCGTCTCTCTCCTCTCTAAGAAGCCGAATATACTATCATGGACGCTTTCTGGCCAGCTTTCGTCGCTGAACGGCGATCGCTCGAAAAGCGGCGCGCGTCTCCCGATCAAACCGGTCGACCTTCTTGCCCCGCGTTCGACCCTTCTTCACAGGACGTTCAGGTCGACCACGACCGGATAGTATCGATGCTCGTGCCGATCCCACTTCAGGACCGTGAATCGACCGCGGTTGGCCTTCGCCGCCGCCGCGCAGGCGATGCCGATAGCCACGGGGTCGCCGGCGGCCAGGATGAAGTCCTGGTCGGCGTAATCGGCGAGCTTGCGCCGGAGCTCTCGGACCACCGCCGCCGCGTTCAGGACGTTCGTCTGCCGACCCGTCTCGAGCAGCTGCTCGAGCGTCCCGTAGGCCAGCGCCGAGCTCAGGTCGATGCTCTTGAGCGTGTTGTCGGGCGCCTTGTACCGTGGCTCCTGCACCACGTACACGATCGGGCCCCGCTCTGTCGTCGTCATCTCTTCGTCTCCGCCTTTCGGGCGATCGTCGGGCACCCGCGCCGATGCTCCAGCTGCCGGGCCCAGTCGTTTCCGCTTCGCATCTCGTACACCTTGGCCCCGCAGTCGCGGCACCAGTCCACGGGGCGCCAGTCGGCGTCGCCTTTCCGCGGCGCGTGGCTCGTCACTGTGCCAGCGTCCAGACGAACATGCCGAGCTGGACCAGCGCGCCGACCGCGTAGATCGCGCCGGCCTTGTACCCGTGCCACCGGAAGACGGCCCACGTCTTCAGCGCCGTCAAGAGGAAGCCCAGGCCGAACAGCACCGCCACCACGATCTTGTACGTCGTGCTCATCAGGGTCTCCATTGCAAGGCGTTGCCCGCCTTCGTCCAGAGCTGCTGCGCCAGGGTGAAGAGGATCGGCACCTGCAGCTCGTCCGCGACGTCGTGCCAGCTGATCTCGCGCCGGTACGGCTTGACCATCCACCCGAGCGCGTGGCCGCCCGCCTCCATCGGCAACGCGAACGCGCCGCCCACGAGCAGCACGGGCCACTTGACATTCGCCGCCTTCTCGATGCGGTCGAAGTGCGGGATCAGGTCGACCAGCCCGAGCTCCGGCTTCACCTCGACCAGCATCGCCGGCTGCCCGACGCGCATCAGCCCGAAGTCCGGGATCCATCCCTCGACGCCGACCTCGGGCTCATACTCCCAGCTGATCTTGCACAGGTCGAAGAACGCCGCCCAGCGGGCCTCGAGCCTGCTGCGGAAACGCACGCCGTGTGGGCCCATCGTTTCAACGCCGTGTGGCATCAGATCCATTCCTTCCAGGCATCGCCCGTCACCATGCGCGAGACGTCGCGCTTGCCGCGCAGGGCGCCGACGACGCGCTCGTCCACCGTGCCGCGGGCGATCACGTCCACGATGGCCACCGAATGCCGCTGCCGGACGCTCGACGCCCGGTCTTCCGACTGCAGCCTGCTCTCGAGACTGAACCCGTTCGACACGTAGCAGATCGTGCGCGCCTGGTCCAGGTTGATGCCGAAGCCGCCCGTCTCGGTCTGTCCTACCAGAAACCGGACGCTCGAGTTCGGGTCTTGGAACGCCGTCCGCGCCGCGATCCGCCCGTGGTCGTCCACGCCGCCGTGAAACTCGACCACGGCGTCGGCGCCGTACTCGGCCCGCAGCGCGGTCGCGCAGGCCTCGATCTCTGGTCTGAACCGGCACCACACGATCATCTTGCCCTGCACGTCGCCCGCGAGCTCCATGACGGCGTCCACCTTCGGATTGCCGCCCGGGATCGGGCGCGCGATCGTCGGCGTGCCGTCGATCAGCTGCTCGGCCTCGGTCGTCTGCGCGGCCACGAAGCCGCCCGCGATCTGCGCGAGCCGGAGCATCTGGACGATCACGAGCTGAGCCGTGACCTTGCGCCCGTCCATCTCGGCCCGCATCTTCTGGACCATGTCGCGATAGATGCGCGTCTGCTCCGGCGTCATCTCGACGACGCGCTTCTGATACCCCTTCGGCGGCAGATCGAAGCACTCGTCGCGCGTGATCCTGAAGCTGTACGGGTCGATCAAGGCCTGGAGCTCGTCCAGGTGCTGATAGCCGAGCACCGCCTTGCCCTGGAACCCGCCCATCAGCGCGTACCGGTTGCGGAACGCGTAGAACGAGCCGAACCCGAGGATCTTCGGATCCAAGAACTCGAACTGCGAATACAGGTCCAGCGGGCCCTGCGTCGCCGGCGTGCCGGTCAAGATGCGCCGGATCTTGGCGTGGCGCCGGAGCGCCTGGGCCGCCTTCGTCCGCGCCGAACGCGGCGTCTTGATCCGCGTCGACTCGTCGATCGCCACGAACGTCGGCGCCCGCCGCACGAAGTCCATCGCGATCTTCGCACCGCGCGGCGTCGACAGCGCCTCGACGTTCATCACCAGCCAGCACATCTCGGTCTCGGAGCCTTCCAGCACGGCCGCGATCGCCTGCTCGTCTGCCTTGTTCGGCGACGACTGCCACGCCGCGGCCTTGTACGAGACGTAGTCCGGCATGTGCTCGGGCAACGCGTCCGTGACCCACTCGGTCTTGGTCGAGTTCGGCGCGATCACGAGCGCCTGCCGTACCTGACCGCGGATGTAGTTCCAGCACGCCGTGTCGATCGTCAGCTTCGTCTTCCCGGTCCGCTGCTCCGCGAACACCGCGAACGCCGGCATGTCGCGACTGATCAGGAAGCAGCGCCGCTGCCAGTCGAACGGGGCCGGCCCGCCGTGCTTGTAGTCGTCCGGTCCGATCTTCGCGCGGAGCTCTTCCAGCGTCGCCTGCTTGTCGAGCGTCGCCTCCGTCCGCTCCGACTCGTGGGCGACGACCTCGTCGCGCCACGCCGCGGCCTGCGGGTCCCAGTCGGCCTGCGGGAACGCGGCGAGCAGGTACTGGACGTTGCGGCGCGTCGGCTTCGCGCGCCAGGCCTGGTCCGTCGTCGACCACGTCCGATAATCCGGGATGCGTCGGAGCCGCTCGAGATTCGACTGCGACCACGGGGTCTTGATCCGCAGCATGCCGCGGTGTGCGGTGATCGCGTAGCCCGTGGTCTTGGGCTCCGGGACGCCGGTCAGGTCGAAGCCGACCGCCCGCATGGCGTCCCACGTCTCTCGCGTCCAGGGCGCCTGCCACGTGCCCGTGCCGGCATCGAAGCGCCGGTTCGGCAACGAGCGCACCATGCGGAGCGATGCAGGCGTCGGCGCGAAGGTCATCACCAGCGTCTGATCTTTCAGTTCGATCTGCATTACAGGCCGATGCTCACCAGCGACACGAACGCCCGCGGCTTGGTCGGCGCGTCGAGCGCCGCCCCGAGCGCCAGCCGCGGCTCGATCTTGACCGGCAGCCCGAACACGCGGAACAGCGTCAGTCCGCCCGACGACGCGTGCTTCGCCGCCGCGAGTGCCGAATCGTCGGCGGCCTTGAGATCGACGATCTCCTTGCGGAGCGTCGCGTTCTCCTTCTTCAGGTCCGAGATCTCGCCCGAGTCCGACGCCGCGGCCAGCTCGACCTTCGTGACGAGCGGCGCGCAGACCGGCGGGACGAGCTTCTCTGCCGCGCGAACGCCGGCCCACCGCGTCATGCGCACCGTGTCGGTCTTGGCAACGCGTCCGCCGAGGCTGTCCACCACGTGCTCGGCCGAGTCTGCCTCGGCCCTCAGTTCCTTGTTGGCGGCGAGCTCTGCGCGGACCGTCGGCCCCTTGACGAGACCGTCGACCGTCATGCCGGCGAAGAACGCCAGCACGACGACGATCAACCAATAGCCGGCTTTCATCGGGCCTCGATGAGCGGGAACGACCCGCCCCGCGCGATCTCGTCCACCGCGCCCAGGGTCGTCAGCGACGAGTCGCGGCCGAGCTCGGGCTTGTAGCTGCCCGCCCAGTAGGCCGCCTCGCGCTTCACGTCGCGGAGGTAGATCGGCACCTCGATGATCCGGCCGAGCTCCTCGTCGAACACTTCCATGACCTGCGACGGCTCGTTGAAGGCCTTCATCTTGTTGAGCGCGAAGTCGTCGGTGCGCGTGAACGCGCCCGAGTGGATGGCCCGCGCGCCGTTGTCCGAGACGCCGACGTCCGTGTGAAAATGCCCGTACCAGAAGTAGTCGATCCGCTGGCCGGCCGTCGCCACCGCGGCCTGGACGCGCGCCTCGTGCTTCGCGAAGCCATACCAGGGAATGCTCCACGTGCCGACCACGTCGTCGCCGTGGTTGAGCGCGTTCACCCAGCCGCGGATGGACTGGTACGCCGAGTACGAGCGCGGCGCCAGCACCTGCACGCGGCCCTCTTCCTGATACTTCTTCAGCCGCATGCTGATCACCGTGGCGACCAGGAAGTCCAGGTTGTCGTGCGGGTCGCCGTAGTCCTTCTTCGTCGTCTGTCGCGGATGGTTGCCCGACAGGCACGTCACGATCACCTGCGGCACCACCTCCGCGAGCTGCGCGATCGCCTCGGCCTCGGCCTCGCCGATGGCGATGGCCGCGCGGATGTCGTTCCCGAAATGGTTCCGGTACTTCTGCCCGGGCAGATGCAGGTTGCCGTGCTGCGAGTCGCCCAGCTTCTGGACCCAGAGCCGCTCGAAGCGGTAGCGCGGCAGATGCTGCCGGAGATACGCCGCCGTGACCTTGGCCCATCGTGCCAGCCGGATGCGGAACACGTCGAAGTTGTACCGCTCCAGCCCCCACGTGGCCTCGGCCGCGACGACCTCGTCCGCGTGCTCGTCCGTCAGGCTCACCGCGCCGTCGACCTCGAACTGGGCATTGGTCTGTTTCGGCAGATCGAGCGGGCGCGGATCCCACGGACGAATCTCGTCGCGGATCACCTCGGCAGCCTGCTCGACGATCGTCTTCTTGGCGTCCGCCTCGTCCAAGGCGGCGCGCAGGTCGCGCACCTGCTGGCGCGATTCCTTCAGCTGCCGCTCCGTGGACCTGAGGATCGGGTCGTCGGCCCGCACGGCCGGCTCGTGCTGCCCGTCGCCCAGCCTGCGGAGATGCTTGATGCCCTGGTCGTACGTGTTCTTCGAGATGCCGAGGTGATCGCGGATCACGTCGGCGGACTCGCCGCCTTCGCGCAGATCGCGCAGGCGGGCCAGGCGGTCGGGCGTCCAGACGAAGGGCATTTGATCAGTCCTTGTAGAAGCGGAAGTATTCGCGGTCGATGTTGCCCGGGGGCACGACCTCGGTGCGCGTCGCGGCCCAGGCCGGCGCGGAGTCTTTCGGGACCATGGACGCGGGCGAATAGTACCACAGCGCGCCGAATCCCGGCGCGACAGCCAGGTATTCGCCCGACGACCAGACGTCGATGCAGCGCTGCACGTGCATCGGCTCCCAGAGCCCAGCCATCGCCTTGACCCAATAATCTTGCCGGCACACGGCGCTGAACTGGTTCTTCTGGAGCACGACCTCGACGGCCGTGCCCGGGAAGCGCGCGTCTGCCACCCGGTTCCTGATCACCTGACACACGGCCTTGATGGCCGGCACGATCATGTCCGCCGTGAACGTCCCCACGGGGGCGGGCGGGACCTCCGTCGCCGCCGTGCAGGCCACGACGTAGTCCGGCCCGTTGCAGTCGATCATGTCAAGTCTCCTCTCTTGGACGATCTTCATGGCGCCGCCAGGATTCGAACCTGGGATGTTCACCACGTGGGTGGCGGTTTTACAGACCGCTGCCTTCAGCCTCTCAGACCACGTCGCCATAGTCGTTGGTGACGGTCAAACAGACGGCATGTTCAGCTTGTCGTTCCCCACCGCCGTCACCCACATGCCGCCGACGAACGTCGCGAAGCCGGCGTCGAAGTTGTGCCGGATCGCCCAGTCGACGAAGATCTCGAGCGTCCCGAGCGCGGCCAGCGCGTAATGCGTGTCCACCCAGAAGCTGGTCGCGAACCAGCCTTCGATCTTCGTCGCGACCTTCAGCGCGAGCGACGGGCGGGCGGGCACGGGCTGGATACCGCTCATTGGCCGTCCACGAAGTTGCGCCGTTCGCAGTCGTGCTTCTCCGCGGGCGTGTCCGCCACCAGGACGCAGGTCTGCTTCTTCATCTCGTGCCGGATGCCTTCCAGCTCTTTCAGCTGCAACGAGTCGCGGATCATCGTCGCGCGCTCGCGACCAGAGTCCGCGGACTCGTGGGCCTTCACGGCCTCGCGCGTCTCGGCCGCGTTGCTCGACGCGTTGCCCGTGTTGTGCGCGATGGCCGCGACGCCGCCCGCGAGGGCGACGGCGAAGATCCCGACCGCGTATCCGACCGCCGTGGCGCCCTTGAGCGCCGCCCAGGCCCCCGGCACGGGCTCACGCCTTCGGGGCGATGGACGTGATCTCCGCCTTCGCCTTGGCGCTGATCTTCAGCCAGAGCGACCGCAGGGTCACGTGGAGGAACGCGCCCGCCACGAGCGCCACGATCGTGTGGCCGGGGTTCGTGACGAAGCCGAGCAGAAAGCCGAAGAAGTCACCGATCATCGTCCAACTCCTTGAGAGGGGCCTTCATGGAGCTCGACAATCTAGGCCTCGGCGCTGATCTGCGCCACCAGCCGGGGCAGCGTCCGCAGGCTCGCCCGCGTAGTCGTGCCCCGGAACAAGGACTTACGAAGCGCGTCCTGAGACGCCTTGAACGGCAGTTCCAGGAGCCCGTACTGGTTGAACGCCGCCAGCTCGAAGAGCCTGAGCAAGAACCAGTCGTGCTCGACGCCGAGCAGGACGAACCCGCGTCCGCCGCTCGCCCGCCAGTCGATCAGCCAGCCGAGCTGGTCCGGCGTCAGCTCGATCGGGATCTTCGTCTGGGGCCGCTTCGGCCAGGCCGGCACGTACTTGTGCTCGACCATGGCGACCTTGCCCTCGAAGCACGTGATGTCGTCCGGCGTGCCGCGGCCGGCGAAGCCTTCGGCCGGCAGCTTCCGGATGAAGGCGCGGTAGGTTTCTTTCCAGGCCCTGAGCACCGCGGCGCGGAAGGCCGCCTCGTCTTTCACCAGGGCCTCCAGCCTTTGATCCTGATCAGGGTCGGCCTCGTGTCCGAGAAGCACATCGCCTGGACCTCGTCCCAGCGAGCGATGTACCACGGATACCGACGTCCGCAGTGCGGGCAGGCGACGGTGCACTCGCCCGTCGTCGGATCTTTCTCAGCGCGGACGGGCTTGAACGGCGAGCCCCATTCGGTCGGGCCTATCCGCAGTCCGTGATCCGTGATCAGGACGCCGTCGAGATGATCGATCTCGTGCTGCGCGACCCGCGCCCGCATGCCGTTGAAGATGAATGGTTCGTCCGACTGCGAGTCCTTGACGACGATGCGCGTCGCGCGCCGAACGACGACGCTGACGCCCGGCAACGACAAGCAGCCTTCGAGTTGCGACCACGTCGACGTGCTGCGCTCGACAATCACGGGGTTGACGAGCTTGATCCCCTGGACGTTGCAGACGCGCGCGTCGACGCCGATCTGCGGCGCGCTCAATCCCAGACCTAGGGCCGCGAAGCGCGTCCGTTCGAGTTCGTTGCTGATGTACCGCTCGGCGATCTCTTCGTCGAGCAGCACCCGCGCCTTCTTGCGAAGGTCCGGCGCGCCCTCGATCAGGACGAGCCTGAGCCCGTCGTCGTGCTTCATCGGCCCAGAGGCGGCGCCAGTCGGGTGCCGGGCGGCACGGCGAGGATCTTCGACTCGGGCGCGTCGTCGAGCGCGGTCTGGAAGAGCGCCACGATCCGGACGAGCTCGGCGCGACTGATCGGGTTCTGCGGCGTCTGAAGCACGAACAGCGTCACCGGAGGCGCGTTCGGATCTTGCACGACCGGCTTCGTCTCTGCCACGACGGCCAGCATGCCGCCCTGCGGGTTCTGCGGCGTCGGCTCGGAGAGCTCGACCCACCGCTTCTCGGAAAAGCTCTTCGTGGTCATGACTTCTCCTTCTTCGCGTAGAAGAGCGCGGCCGTCCCGGGCGACTTGGCCCGGTCGTCCACGAGGTTCCCGTGAGCGGTGGCGTCGGCGAGGATCGCCGCGCACGCGAGGATCGCGCCCAGGTTCGTGTTGCCTCTCTTGGAGTCGCGGTCGACGTCGTCGCCCGCCTCGTACGCCGCCACGTGGCGCTTGATCGCGGCGACGTAGACGCTGATCTTCACCGGCACGTCGCGGAAGTTGTACGCGCCGTACTTGTCCGCGCCTTCTTCCATCGTGTCGGCCGTCAACGCCGTAGCTGCCGGCGGCACGAGATGCAGCGCCAACTTCTTCGCGGCGGCCGCGGTCTTCGGATTGACTGCCGGCCGCTCAGGCGCGTTCTTGCCGTAACTGGCCCCGCATTTCGGACAGACCCAGAAGCCCTTGATCTTGTCGAGGATCGCCTCCTCGCATCCGAACTTGGTGCAGACGCTGGTCGGCGATAGGCCCTGGTCCTGATCCGTCGCGTAATTGGCGCGGGTCGTCACGGCAACACCAGGGCCTTCACGACGTCGAGCCCCGACTGCAGGTCGCCCACGATGTAGCCCGCGAGCTGGTTCACCATCGCGTGGTGGTGCGGGTTCGTCTTGCCGAGCGCCACGACGTCCGTGGCGGCGTTCTTGACCGGCAGCGCCTGATACTCGACGCCGCCCTCCATGATCACGACGAGCGGCACGCGGAACGCGTCCGCCCATCCGATCTCGATCATGGACCCCACGGAGATGCGCTCGGCGCCGAGCAGGTTCATCAGCACGACGTCGGCGCGACGCACGTCTTCCCGATCTCTGGTGCAGATGCCTTTCGGCGCGCTCAGGGGATGCACGCGCTGGTAGGCCTCGGGCGATCCGTCGATCTTCTCCTCGCCTTTCAGGTACTGCTTCGCCCGCAGCGGGCTGAACCCGTCGATGTGCATCAGGTGCAGCGCGTACTTCGCCGCCTCGCGCCAGTCCGTCGCGCCGCCGTAGCTCAGGCCCGTGATCGGACCGGCAAGATAGACCCGGGGTCTGCTCATGCCGTCGTCTCTTTCGCCATGGCGTCCAGCACCGCCTGCGGCACCTTGCCGGGCTGCGCGGGCAGTGCCTTCGTCTTGCCCGTGGGCCTCGGCCTGAACAGCCGCGGGTCCTCGTGCCGTTGCATCAGCTGCTGTTGCGCGGCCGTCGCCTGGGCACGGGCGCGCTCGCGCCGGCTCATCGTGGCCTGGCGCACCTGCGCGTACAGCATCACCAGCTCTTGCGCCTGGAGCTGGGGATCGCCCGCCTCCGCGGCGACGGCCATGAGCTGCGCGATCCCGCCCACGCGGCGCTGGAGCGCGTCGCCCAGGCGCCCGCGCCGGCCCAGCACGTCGCCCAGCGTGCTCTGCAGCTTGGCGATCTCCATCGCCGCCGCCTGCGTCGCGACCTTGCTGACCACCAGCCCGTCCATGCCGCGCACGAGCCGGACGGCGAGGCCGAAGCGCAGCCGGCGCAGCGCCATCTTGACGCGCACGCCGAACGGCGGCCGCGGCATCGCGGGCATCGTCACGGCGCCCGCGGGGCCCACGCCTCCGGCAGCCCCTCGGGTCTGAACTGGAGCCTGGAGATCTCCTCCGTCAGGAGCGTCGCCCGCTCCCCGTTCTTCCGCTCGACCAGCCAGCGCTTCGTCCATTCGCCCGTCTCCTTGGATTTCGTCTCGAACAAGAAGCAGCGCGGGACCTCTTCCCGCGCGCCGTTCGCGTACTCGACCAGGAAGGTCACGCGGACCGCTTGCTGCCCGCGCTCGCCGCCCAGCCGCCGATCAGCAGCTCGAACCACAGCACCGCGCCCCAATGCGCGAGGTCCTGCGTCCAGCCCGCGTGGAACAGACAGTCAGCCGCCCAGATCGTCGCGAGCGGGCTCGCGAGCACCATCACCAGGGCCACGACGACGATCACCGCCGTGGTCGTGCAGCCGCCCAGCTTGCTCATGACGTCCTCTTTGCTCGTTTGGGTTTGACCACGAGCTCGACGTCCCATGTCGCCCCGCAGCCGTTGGCGCATCGCCCGTCTTCCGTCGGCCGGTGGCCGAAGGTCCTGCACCAGTTCTTCGCGAACTCCTCGCGCGCGACGGCGGTCGGACGACGATCGTCGCCCTTGCCCGCGCCGCGGACCTGTGCGTCGAGCGGCCGGTTCGACCGCCCCATGCTCTTGAAGTCGGCCTTCTCGTCGACCTGCATCAGCGACTGACCTTCCGCACGAGCGTCGACGTGAGCGTCGCCGTCGCGCCGGCTTTCAGCCCCCACTCAGCGAACGCCTCGAACACCGTGTTCAGCTGGATCGCGGCGCTCGACACCTCCACGGCGCGCGTTCGCGTTCCGAAGCTGAGCGTCTCTGTCTTCTCGGCCTTCACGACGGCCACGGGATCGAAGGGGCCGGGGACGAGCACGTCGACGATCTTGAGCAGGTGCCCGTCGATCTTGAGTCGGTCGCCGATCTTCGGCTCGCGCGGCGCCGGCGGCGTCTTCTTGGTCTGCTCCCATTCCCGACGACGCTGGATGTTGTCGATCTCTGACAACAGAGAATACGCGATCAGGGCGAGCTTCGCCTGCGTCTCGGCCTCGGTGATCGCCTGCCGCATCTCTTCCACGTTGATCTTCGACATGCTCGTTCCTTTCAGGTCAGAGTATTTGGCCACGTTCGAGACGAGACCCGAGAGCTGGCCGTATTCGCACCGCCAGCACATCAGACGCCGCTGCCTTGCAGCCGCTCCGCGCGGTGCTGCTCCGCCGCCTCGTCGCCCAGGTTGATCCGGATGCGCTCCGTCTCCTCGTCGATCTCGGCCATCTCTTCGGGCGTCGGGTCCGGGCGCTTGTACGGCGGACGCTGCGCCACGGTGACCTCGGCGGTCGCTGCCGTCGCGCGGGTGATGTACGCCGCCGTCTCCCAGACCGCCAGCAGGCGGGCAAGGCCCGCGTCGTCCATGCGAACGACCACGTCGTCGAGCGCGTATTCCGCCGTCGCGACGTCGGGCTCGTCGATCAACACCTTCAGCTTGATCATGCCAGGAGCTCCTTCATGAGGGCCGCGTGCATCTCGGCGACGATGCCCGGGAGCGCGGTCGTGGTCTCGATATTCTTGCCGGTGGTCCACCACTTGCCTGCACGCGCGTTCTGCACGGACGGCACCGCCCCGACCTTGTCGCCCGTCACGAGCAGGTCCGCGATCAGCACCAGCGAGCCCTGCTCCATGTCGTAGTAGTACGTCCATCGGGGCACGCGGTTCAGGAGCGGCACCTGGTTCGCGTGCTGGACCATGTCCAGCGGCGTCGCGAACCGGTCCAGCACCGCCGCGAGCGTCTTGATGTCGGTCACAGCTCGACCACCAGTTCGTCGTGAACCCGCACGAGGTTCGCGGCGGGATACGTCCTGCGCACCCAGTCCGCGATCCAGTCGGTCAGATCGCCACCGTATTCGGGATTGTCCATGACCGTCTTGTACTCTTCGATCTGCTGGGCAAGCGCGGCGCGAAACGCGACGAATTCTTCGTCGGTCATTGCGCACTCCAGTCGCAGGCCACCTTGTCGCCCGGACGCGTCGCGGGACTCACGTACCTGCAGCGCTCGCCGTCGGTCGAGATGGCCGTGTAGGTCGTGTCCACGTGGACTTCGACCGTCACGTACTTCACGGTTGCCGGCGTCGAGCAGGCCGTGAGACCGGCAAGCGTCACGATCAGCAATCGCTTCATGGTCAATTCTCCTCTTTCACGAGTTGTTCGAACACCGCGTCGCCGTAGCCCGCCTCGCACCCCGCCTTCGCGGGGCCCCGACCGTACTCGCGCACGGCGGGGCCCCACACGGGGCAGACGGCGTGGAACTCCGCGAGGATCCTGACGCCGACGCACGCCCCGCGGCGGAGGCCCGTCAGCGGTCCGTCGCCGCACTCGGCGACGAACGTCCCGTCCCAGTATTCAGGCCGCGCCTGCATGACGCCCAGCGCCCCGACCGAGGACCGGGCCATCGTGTCCCCGGACCAGTCCTCCGCGTGGCTCACCGCCAGCGCGAGGTGGACCGGGACGCCGGCCTTGATCGCCTCTGCGCTGACGGCCGAATCGCGGAGCTCGCTCATGCCGAGCGGCGCGACGCGCGCCGGGCCGGTCTTGATCGGCGCCAGCGACAACGCCGCCAGCACGGCCAGCGTGCTCATCACCGCGTATGCCCATCGCCAGCCGCGCGTCATCCGATCTTCTTCTTGCCGTCGGTCGTAGATCACGAGTGGTCTCCGTCGGTCTGTCTGGGTTTCTGAGGCGCGCAATCTAACGCCTCGGGCGTCAGCGCGCCAGCTCGTTCGCGTCCATGGGATCGACGTTCTCTTGCAGCAGGTCGCGCATGTCGCGCCGGACGACGCCGGCGTCGAGCGCCGCCTGCACGTAGGCCTGCAGCGCCTGGGCGCCGGTCTTGAGCCCTGCCCGGAGCGCCGCGTCCTTGATGCCGTCCTTCGCCTGCGCCGCCGTGGAGCCCGGATGCCGGCGCACCCAGTCCAGCACCACGGGGATCATGACGAGCGCCGGGTCGGGCGCCGCGTCCGTGACGCGGAACTCGGGCGGCGCGCCCGGATGCTCGACGAGCTCCGTCTCGAACGGGCGCCAGCCCACGATCCGACCGATCCCGATCGCCTCGCGGCGCGAGCCGCCGCCGCCCCGGTCGGGATTCCTGTAGATGATCACCTGGTCCACGGCACCGCCGATCGCCGTCGAGTCGCGGTACTCGTCCGAGGCGCCCTTCGGCGCGTGGTGGACGAGCGTGACCGCGGCGCCGCCCTTCTGGCAGACGCGTCGCAACGGGATCAGCGTGTTCACCCAGCCCGCGGATTGGCTCGCCTCTTCGACCGCCGCGAAGTGCGCCATCGTGTCGATGACGACCCACGACGGATGAAGCCGTGTCAGCTCGGCCTCGAGCTCCGCGAGGCGACCGTCGAACTCGGCCGCGCGCGGGTACAAGACGTGCATCATCGCGGGGTCGCCGCCGAAGCGGACGAGGCGCTGCGCCACGTCGGCCTCGGGTTCTAAGTCGGCGCTTACCCAGAGCACGGAGCCCAGCGGACACGTCTCGCCGAAGAACTTGCGACCGCGCGTCACCGCGGCCGCGGCGGCCGTCAGGAGCGTGGACTTGCCCGCCCACTTCTCGCGGCCCGCGAGCAGCGTCGTTCGGCCTTGCCAGGCGAGGCGCGGCACCACGGCGAGCGGCGGCCGCATCGTGTTCGGGTCTTTCAGGAGCTCTTCCACGCTGCGGGCGACGTTCGCCTCGGCCTCGACGCCGGCCCCGCCGCCCGGACGGGCCCGGCGCACCGTGTGCCGGAGCAGCGTGATCTGGTTGCGCGTCTCTTTCCACTTGTCGCGGAACAGCGCGCTCGCGGCCATCGCCTCGACGACGGCATTTTCCGTCGCGCCTGGCTGACGCCAGAGGATCTTCGCGAGGTCGAAGTCGGCCTCGGAGCGCCGACCTTCGTAGAACTCGCCCGCGTCGAACAAGGCAAAAAAGCGCCGCGCCTCGCGGCTGCCGCGCGCCTGCTCCACGAGCGACTTGGCCACGGCGTCGATCTCTGCCTGCGCCGCGGCCGGCGCGGGCGCCGTCGCCTCGGCGCCGCCCACGAACTTCTTGTGCAGGCCCGCGAGCGGCAGCGAGAGGTCCGGCAGCGCCGTCCGTCCCGGCTGCACCACGTCGCCCGTGATCGCGAAGTAGCGCGGGGACGACGCGTCGTACATCTCGACGTCGTCCTTGCGCTTGCCGCCCGCGGGGAGCGCGCCCCGCGCGATGAAGTGCAGTCCGGCGCCCGACTGGCTGCGCTCGACGTAGGCGCCCGCCAGCGCGCCCAGGAACTCGGCGGCGACGGCGTTCGGCCCGTCGGGCCCGAGCGCGTCGTCCAGGTCCACGCCGACGTACGACGTCGCCGTGAAGACGAACCCGACGCCCGAGTAGCCGCCGCCCGCGGCCAGCGCGAGCTGCGCGTCGCCGAACGACGCCCAGTCCCGCTCGTCCGTGGTCTTGGCCTTGCGACCGTCGATCGTGTACGGGACCTTCGTCTTCTTCGGACGCCCGACGTCTTCGAGACGCCAGAGCACCCACCGCTTGAGGCCGCGCAGCTCGGCCGGGATCTTCTCCGGATCGAGCGTCACGCGGCGCTCGTGGGCCGCCGTCTCTGATACACCGCGCCCTCGGGGGGCGGCAGCCGGAAGTGCCGCGCCACCAGCCGGCGCAGCACGAACGAGATCGTCTTGCCCTCGGCCTCGGCCTTCAGGCGCTCGTATTCCGCGGGCGCCAGCAGGGCATGCACGTGGACGAGCCCGCTCTTGGTGGTGGTCGGTCCTGCGCCTGGACGCCTCATCGATCTGTCTCCGGTCTGGGTTCTGTCACGGCGGGCGACGATGATAGCATGGGTGCCCCGCCGGCGCCAGTGCCCCGGAGGAGCTCGGCGAGCGACAGCGTCGAAAACGAGGTCCGGCCATCTTTCCAGTAGATCGCCACGCCTCTGGGGCCGACGAGCAGCAGGTGGACGACGTCGGTCATGGTGTAGCCGACGGTCTGAAGAGAACGACCGGCTTGGCCTTTCCGTGCCATGCGCCTGCCAATGCCAGCAATTCGCGCTCGGGATCTGATCCCAAGATCGCCTGAAGCGCGATCCGATCGCCGATCGGAAGCGGTCTCCGGAGCTTCAACCAGACGTGACGATGCATCGCGCCGCTCTTCGACGGCAAGATGACTGGCTCGTCGAACGTGAGCACGTCGACGATGCCGCCGTGTTCCGCGGCGAGCGACTTCAAGAGCCTGAGTCCGTCAGAGAACCGGGACATGGCCGTGTCCGAGTCGACGTCCAGCTGGAGCGTCGTGTCGTCGGCGACGTCCGGGACCAGTCCCAGCTCGGCAGCGCGCCGCTCCATCCAGCCGTCGGTCAACGCGCCGAGTTCAGACTTCTTGAGGTACTTGAGATACGTCATCGTTCCCCCGGATCCAGAAGGCCGAGCTGCCAGAAGAGCGACGGGTGGTGCGACGTGCCGAGCACCGCGTGGAGCAGCTCGTGGCGCACGGTCTTCGGGTCGTCGACGTGAAGGTCGGCCAAGAACACGGCATCGATCCCGTCGCCCACGTAGGCGCCGTAGCAGCGCGCCGCCCGGGCGCACGCGAAGGTGTTGCCCCTGAGCGCGTAGAACTGCAGGTCGTCGAAGCGCGCGGCCGGCCTGCACCCGCACTCCTGCACGAGCTCCGCCCACCAGATCCGGTATTGCGCGGGCGGGACGAAGGCGCGCGACGCGTCGTGCGTCTCTACGACCCATCGTGCCAGCGCCTCGGGCGCCAGCGGGGCCTCGCGCGCGGGTCCCACGCAGGCGCCGATCAACAGCACGAACGCAAACGCAAGCTCAACCGTAGATGCGCACTTCATCGCATGCCTCCTTGTTGTGGCATTCGCCGCCATCGCAGTGGCACGTGTCTTCGTACGCTCCCCACAGATGCCCGCACGTCTCGCACCGTCGTGACAGGCCAAACGGCCAGACGCGCCACGTCGGACCGCCGCGCCACTTGCCGACGAACGCGTGGCACTCGCGGCCCGCCCGCGTGACGAGCGTCTGCTCGTCGTAGCCCGACTCCAGCAGCCGGACGAACATGATCACCCGCTCGTTCTCGATCTCGAAGACCTCGCCCGCCATCTCGGTGCCTGGCCTCGGCACCGCGCAGGCGACGGTCCTCGGCAGCTCGGGCACCAGTGGACCGAACGCCGGTGCCAGGCTCCAGCCGTCCACGACGTCTTCCGCGACGAAGCTGACGCCGGCCTTCCCGGCCAGCATCCGGCCGTGCCAGGCCTGCCCGCGCTTCAGCGTGCCGTAGAAAAAGAACCTCATCTGGTTCTCCGTCTCTGTCTGGTGGTCTGCCGTCGGCTCGGGTTCGGCCGACGGTCCTGGTCCACGTCTCTGAAGGCGGCGACGACGTCTTCGGCCGGGAAGTCGCGCCCGAGGCCCGTCGCCAGGTCTTTCGTCTGCACCGTCCACCTTCCGTCCGCGTACAGCGCGCCCGTCACGCGGTACTCTCGCGCCTCGAACTCGAACACCTGCTCCAAGGCGGCGGCCAACCCCGGATGACGCCCCGCGCAGGCCTCGAAGCTCCGCTCTTGGCCCGCGGGCGGCGCCTGCGCCTCTGCCCGTCCGCTCGACGAAACGAACACGCCCGCGATCACCGTCGCGTCTGCCGCGACGAGCCCCCGCCGCGCGAGCCGCGCGACGATGGCCCTGCGCCCCGTCGTCGCGACGGCGCGCTCCTCGATCAAGACCACGGCCCTGCTGCCGCCCGCGGCCGTGACCGCGTATCTGTTCTGCGGCGTGTCCAGCACCTCGACGCGCTGGCCGTCGTCCGCGAAGACCACGAGCGTCTGGTCCATCGCGCGGTACTCCATGGTCGCCGGCACGACGGCCACCACGTCGCGCCGCACCGACTCGCGCCGGGCACCGCAGCATTGGGCGCAGTCGCACCGGTCTCCGTCTGGACCCGGCTGACCATCGTACGCCGCGACCGCGCGCTCGATCGCCTGCATCAGCGACCTCGTGCTCGGCAATCGTTCTGGACTTCTCGTCTGGCCGGTCTCGGCGTCCACGTACCGCGCCGATGCCCACGACACCGGCGTTGCCGGCGTCGTCTGCGGCAAGACGTGGGCATGACCCAGGATCTGCCCGTCGATGCTCTCTACGATCGCGCCTGCCGCGGCGCGCTCGATGGCACGAAGGTCTTCAAGACTGAAGCTGACGGACGTCCCGTCGCTGGTTCCGCCCGGGAAGAGGGGGCGACGATCAGGCATCTGCCGGCGCTCCGACGACCGGCGTCGTCCGGCGCCAGCGACCGACGTCGCGCCCGTGATATTCCCGCGCCGTCACGTCGTGGAAGCCGCGCCCCGCGTCGTGCAGCACGCGGTGCACCACCGCCTCGGGATCGCGCAGCGTCTCCAGGTTGGGCCATTGCGGCACGAGCCAGTCGACGAAGGCGCGCACGTTCATCCGCCGCTCCACCCCGTCCACGGGGGCCTTCATGATCTGGTGGTCGCGGCCGCCTTCTTCGAGCGGCCCGCGGCCCAGGTGGCGCTCCAGGACGAGCGCCACGAACGTCGGGTCGCGCCTGAGGCCGCCCGCGGCCTTCCGCCGGGCCGAGAGCGCCCGCCGTTCATGCGCGCGCGCCACGGCCTCGCTCGCCTTGTCCCAGCTGACCTGCGCCAGCGCGGCCGTGGCCATCTCGCGCCCGCGGTGGCCGCAGCGCCGGCACGCCACGCCGTGGACGTTGCTGCCGCCCGCCTTCGCGTAGGCGACGGGCGCGGGCTCGCCGCACTTCGGGCATGGCCAGAGCCCCGGCCTGTCGTGCGTCAGGACCGGCGGCGCGACAGCTTCCGGTTCGCGTAGCGTCGTGCCGACCACTTCCGGTTCCAGCCCCGCGGGAATCGCCCTTCGCCCCAATGCGTTCCCGTCCGGCTGTCCACGTGCTGGCCATGGCTCCCCGACATCCGGCAATCGAAGTCCGGGGCCTTCGTGTTGTACTGATGCGCCGTGCATCGCGTCTCCTTGGGCTTTCGCTGTTCGTCGGTCATCGCAGGATCTCCCGTTCATGCCGTCCGGCGCGGGCCGCGCGGCCTGTTGAGCCGCGCGCCCGCCATGTGCTCCTCGTCGTACCAGCGCTCTGCCGCTTCCAGGTCCGCGTCCGTGATCCGTCCGTCGGCACCCGTCGCGCACAGCAGGCCGCGCGACACGCGCGGCGGTGCAGGCGGCGGACGTCGCCGGACCGCGCCGCGCAAGAGCGCGAGCGGCAGCCGGACGCAGAGCGTCGTGACGATCTCCGCCGCCGCGAGCAGGAGCGCGACCAGCCACGACGTGGCGAGCGCGGCGAGCCAGAGCCCGCCGAGCCCGCCCGCGCCGCCGCGCCTGCGCGACCCGCGCATCATCCCTCTCATCTCGCGTGCCGTCCTAGCGCGTTCCGCACGGACTCGGGCGTCAGCCGGAAGCGTCTGCCCGAGCTCGTTTCGGTCGCCTCGATGGGCATGCGGCGCGCCCGCGCGTTCCAGCCGGTGATGACGAACGTGCGCCGTTGGATCGTCACCGTGCGGCCGAGGTCTTCAGCGGTCAGGCCAAAATGCCGGCCGAACACGCCGAAGCTGTGCTTGGCCATCGCGTCCGCCGTCCATTGCGCGCTGTTCGCCTCTTCCAGCGCCGCGATCAGCTCGCGCAGCAGCAGCGCCGGCAGCAGGTCCGCGTCCGCGGTCCCGACGGGCCAGGTGCGCGCCACCTCGTCCTTGATCTCTTGCAGTCGTCGCCTGTCCATGTGCCTCGCTTTCTCGTGTGCCGTAAGATAACATCTTTCACGCCGCAACGCCAGTGCGTCAGATCGGCTCCCAGCCGTCGCCGATCTGGCGCGCGTCGAGCACGTCCTCGTTGCCGTGCTTGTCGACGACCACGAACAGCGGGCCCTCGGGCTCGTCGTCGTGGCGCTCGAGGATGAAGCGCCAGCCGTCTTCGTCGGAGCGCTGCATGCCGGCCGTCGGCAGGTTAGCCATAGACCACCTCGCCGAACAGGCCCGCCTGCACCACCGCGTCCGCGTCGTCTGCGTCGTAGGTCTCGTCCATCACGTTCGCCCACGTGATCCGCGACAAGGGAAACTTGTCGTGGCTCGGCGCCTTCTTCGCGTCGTCCCAGCCGCCGACCGTCACCAGGTCGTCGTGCAGCCGTTGCAGTCCCAGCTTGATCGTGCCGAGGTCGATCCGGTGCTCCGGCTCGCCGTCGCGCTCGACTTCCACGACCACGGCGTAGGCGTCCAGTGCCGGCGCGCCGTCCCGCGTCGCCCAATGGTACGCCTTGCAGCGCGACCAGTAGCCGATCCCGCCTTCCAGCGCGGTCGTGAACAGGTCGTGCAGCAGCAGTTCGTCCTCGGTCATGGGTCTCTCCCGCGCGAGTACACGGTCGTCGTGGTGCTGCCGTCTTGGTAGTCGAATGCCAGGTCGCGGTCCGCGCCACAACGGCAGCTCTGCTGCACTAGCTCGCCGTTGTCGAACGTCGTCTTCCACCGGTGCGCATGGACGCGAGGCCTCGCGCGCCGCGTCAGGCCCGCGCCGCGGCGCACCGTGGTTCTCCGGCCGTCAGCCATCGGCGTCTCGCGCCATGTCGCCGAGCTCTTCCTTCAGGCTCTTCATGAACTCGGTCTTGGTCATCGGCCGCGACACCCCGCGCGCCACCATGTGGCCGGGCATCTGCACGTCCCAGCTCTCGTAGGGCGTGTCGGCCATCGCCTCGGCGATGTCGTTCGCCTCGGCGTCCGTGCACCGCACCACCGTCACGCCGATCTCGTCCAGCTTGCTCCAGCCCGAGAGCGTCGACAGCACGACGTAGATCCGCTTCGTGCTTGCCTTCTTCGTCTTCTTTCTGGTCATACCCGCCTCCCCTCGTCGAAGACGGACACCGGAAACCTGCGGCCGAGCGCGCCGTCTGCCGCGCCGCCCGCGTGGCGGGCCAAGAATCGCAGCCACGCCGCCGGGTCCAGCCACCACGTCGCCTGCTCCATCCGACCCGCGCCGCAGGCCCGCGCCGTGATCTTCCGCAGCCGGCGCTCCGTCTCCGCCACGACCCGCGTCCCCCGCGCGCCGCCCTGCTCCAGCGCGACGACCTGCACGGTCTCTTCGACCACGTCGCCTGTCCTGATCATCTGTGCCTCAGCAGCACGACGGCCAGGATCGTCAGCCACAACGCCACCGTGACGACGATCAGCAGCAGGTCTTTCCAGCTCTCGCCCTTCTTCCAGCCGCTCATCGCGTGCCCCGGTCGCCCGTCGCGCGCGCGACGTCGCAGTCTGCCGCGCAGCCCTGGTGGCGCATCCGCCCGCACCCCGAACAGCTGGCGCCGGAGTTCGACATCGGCTGCACCCATTGCGTCTGCCGGAGCAGCTCCGTCAGGTACTCGATCCGCCGCTCGTCGTGGTGATCCAGCGTCCAGCGCACGTGCGCCGTCGCCCCGATCACGTCGCGCGACTCGACGGAGCCGGCCACCTGCTCGGGCTGGCCGTGCTCGCCCGCGTGGTAGCGCTCGAGCAGCAACACCAGCAACTTCAGCTCGTCCTTGTCCAGCTTCTTCATGCGTCGGTCCTTTCGTCGGGCTTCTCTGGCCTCGTCAGCGCGGGCCTGACCCGCGGACCGGCCCGTGCGGGCGCCGGTTTCGGCCTACCAGCGCGAGTCCCAGTCCTCCTCTTCGTAGGCCCGCACGTTCTCGACCAGCGTCGCCCGCTTCACGAGCCCGTGCCGAACCGCCGTCGCGACGCCCAGCTCGAAGTACGTCCGCGGCGCCTTCAGGACCCGCCGCAGCCGCTGCACCGTCGTGATCTCGTCCGTCACGTCTTCGCCGCCCGCGGCGTCGAAGCCCTCGATGAAGTGCTCCACGTCGTCGACGTCGACGCGGAGGATCCGCGCTGCCGCGCTCGTCTCGTTCGCCACGTCGTCGACCGAGTTCTTCATGAGGATCACCGCGGCCATCGCGCAGGCCTCGTCGTCGCGGTCGCACACCCACGCGCGCTCCGTCCCCGGCTCCACCGGCACGTCGCGCGTCGCGAGCTGGTTCTGCTCGAGCGTCTCGAGCGCCTGCCGCTCGATGCCCCACGTGCCGGTCACCAGCGTCACGCGCCCGATCTTCTTCATGCGCCGGATCGACTGGTCCACGACCTCGCGCGTGGACGCCAGCGTGCCGTGCCGCCATCCCGATCTCTTCGGCTTCGCCATCGTGCTCCCCTTTCTTGGTTCTGGCCTCGTCAGCGCCGGCGTCTACCGGCGGACCTGCACGGGCCCGAAGGCCCGGCAGGTTTCGGCCTGCTACTCGACCAGCGCGATCCCGCCTTCGGGCGCGGGCTCCTCCTCGCCGAGCGTCTCCTCGGCCTCGGGCGTCGCCGCCGGCACGGGCTGCGCGGGCTGCGGCGCGGTCACCTGCCCGCCCTCCGCGCCCGTCAGGTACACGTGGCCCGTCAGCTGCACGATCTCCACGTCCCGGTCGGCGACCGTCTGGTTCTCCTGGAGCTCGCCCTGACACAGGTGGCTCACCTGCGGGTCCGCCAGGACGGCGTCGATCACGAGCGCCCGCGCCGCCTGCGCGCTGGCCGCCGCGACCACGAAGTTCCGCTGCTGCCGGCCCGTGGACTCGCCCGTGGCCGTGTCCATCACGTCGGCGTAGACGGTCGCCTTGAACAGCCGCCGCGCCACCGGGATCAGCCCGCCGGCACCCTTGATCGCGTGGATGGCGTCGGCCACGGCGTACGAGCCGCCTTCGTCCGAGGCCTGGAACTGCTCCAGCAGGAGCCGGAGCGCCATCTTGCCCTTCTTGTGCATCGTCGACATTCGTCTACTCCTCTTTCCGCAGGAAACCGGCCGCCACGAGCGAGGCCAAGAACCTCGCCGCCGTTGCCGGGTCGATCAGCGGGGCGCCCGGCCGCTGCTCGTGGCAGCGCCGGCTCACCTCGCGCATGTAGGGCCCCTTCTGGTCCATCTCCATCCACGCGGCGCGCGTCATCTTGCGCACCACGACCCGCGCCGTCGGGCCGGCGAACGTCTTGCCGCCGCCGTCCGCGTACCGCATCAGTCCCCCTTTCCCGTCAGTGCCCGCCGCGCCTCGTCGCGCGCGGCCTCGTGGACCCACTTCCCGTCGCGCCACTCGTCGCCGCGGCGCCAGCTGGTGGCCGCCACCGCGCACGAGGAACAGAGCCGGACCCCGTTGATCGTGGCCATCTCGAACGGCTTCCACAGGTCGAGGCACGACCCGCACTTCTCGTACTCCTGGCCGTTCTGGCCCCAGATCTTCGTCGTGCCGAGCTGGGCGCGCCGTTTCTTGCCGCCCTTCTTCTGCGTCTTCCCGGCCCACCACCAGCTGGCCCGCGGGCTCTCGCCCGGCCGGTAGCGCACGAGCACGCCTTCGTCCAGCTCGCTGGTGCCGTTGCACGTGAGCCGGCTCAGCTCGACGGCGGCCGTCAAGATGTCCTTCGTGCTCGCGAAGGCCACCGCGTTCAGCTCGGCGACCCGCGTCCGCCACAGGGGATTCCCGCGCCGCGTCAGCCACAGCTCGGGCTCTCCGTCCGTGCCCTGTCGGCCCAGCGCCAGCGCCAGCGAGCCCTCGGCGCGCCGGAGCATCTTGCCCCAGCCGGCCGCGGGCTCGACCGCGAGCGCCGCGATGAGGTTCGCCGAGTCGACGGCGTAGGTCGTGCCGCCCCGCGCGACGAACCGCGCGTGGTTGTTGATCACGCCGTTGTGCACGCCGACCGTCTCCGTGCCGTCCTCGTCCGCGAAGGCGAACGGGTGCGCGTTGGCGTCGGTCACCGCGCCGTGCGTGGCGAACCGCGTGTGCCCCACCAGCGCGAGCGTCGCGCCGTTCGGGACCACGAGGGCCTTCCATGCCGGATCGGCGATCAGCTCCCACGCGGGCACCGCCCGCTTGAGCACGTGCGCTGGCTCGCCCGCGTCCAGCCTGTACAGGCCGGCCGAGTCCGTCCCCCGCGCCGTCGAGAGCGCCGCCAGGCTCGCCGCGAGGCGCGCCCAGCCTGCCTTCTCGGCCTCGGTCAGCGCCGGGCCCTTCGTTCTGATGATGCCGTAGATGCCGCACATCGTCTGCCGTTCTCCTTTCAGCGGAACGCGTAATGATAACACAAACTGCTGCCGACGACCATCCCGAGTCGGCGTCGATGCTACTATCTCTGCTGTCAGATAATCTGACAGTCGATCCGATGTTACCAATCGTCGTGTTCGGAAACGGCCTGAACACGTGTCGCACAAGTGTTTAGCGTGTTCGCGAGTGTTCGGAACACCGTCGCTGGCCGCGTAACTTCTTATGCCGCTTTTGTTCAGGTGCTCTCGGGCAAAATCGTCATTGCTAACATCACCTCCGTTCTGGGTCCACGGAACGCCGTAACTTCTTATGCCGCTTTTGTTCCGCGTGTTCCGCGAACAGCCGGAACATTGGCATTGGCGTCGTGTTCCGCCTGTTCAGACCCTTAGGTCTGAACGGCGAACACCCATGCCCGTGTCAGAACACCTTCGATCATGGCGCCGCGAGGAGTCGAACCCCGTCGGCGCGGTCTGCCTACTTCAGGTACAGCACCCAGCCCCGCCGGGTGACCGCCATGCCGTGGTCGATGCCCTGGTCCGTCATGAAGGCAGCGACCTCGCCCGCCGTGCTGCCGTTGGTGAACAGCGCCTTGCCCTGCTCGATCACGAAGCCTGCCAGCCTGGCGATCGTCGCCTGGCCGAGCACGCCTCCTCTCGCGATGCGCGTCATCTGATCAGCTCGTCCTTTCTCAGGCGGCCCGCCGGAAGGCGGTCCGGTAATAGTCGGGGTTCCGGTCGAACGTCCACCGCGCCAGCGTCCGCTGGACGGCGTCGCCCATCACGATCCGCGCGAGCGACCAGCGCCGCGCTTCCGTCCACGGGGGCAGCACGCGGCGCGCCGCCTGCCGCTCCGTGCCGTCCCACGTCCGCGTCCGCTGCACGTGCAGCTCCAGCGCCCTGTCGAGCTGGTCGTCCGTGCAGCGCTGCGCGAAGTCGACCACCCGCTGCGTCGCGAGCAGCCACCAGCCTGCCTTGTTCGCGTCGAGCGTGCCCTGATGCGCCCGCATCTCGACGCGGCCGTGCCGCCACCAGTTGGTGAGGTTCAGCGCCTGGTAGCGCCCGAGCCTGCGCACGTGCGCCGGCAGATCCGTCAGCGCCGCCGAGTCTTCTGCGAACTCGCGACCCCAACGCTCGGCAAACGTGTTGCGCCGCCTGTCCGTGGGCAGCGCCTCGTGCAACGGCGTGTCGAGCGCGCCCCAGAGCCTGATCAGTCGCTGGACGAAGCCCGTCGTCCGCGCGACCCGCGCCTCGTGATGCACGTGGAAGCCGCAGCGCCTGTCGACCCGCGCGCCCGCCGCGACCAGCGCGTTCAGCACGGCCACGACCATCGGCCAGCTCGCCGCCGTGATGGCCGGCGTCACCATCTCCCACTCGCAGCTGCCGTCGGCCTTGACGTCCCACGTTCGCCCGGTCGAATGGCGATACTCGTGATCGTCGCTGACCTGCTGTTCCGGCCACGGCGCGAGCGCTTCCCGCACCACGTCGGCCCACTCCGAGCCCGAGCGATATCGCGCGCCCGGCCCGCTCGGGTTGACGAACTCGAACTCCAGCCCGAAGCGCCGCCGCTGGTCCAGCATCGCTGGATCGAACAGCTCGCCCGGCCCGTCGGGATCGCCCGACCAGCCGATCGGATCCGGCACCGCGTCTGGCAGCGTCAGCGGGCTCGCCGGCAATTGCCGGCTTCCCCGTTGCCGCGGCCCGCGCGCCGCCTCGCTCCGGTAATACGACAGCGTGTGTCGGGGATCGGCGCAGGTCGGATGCCTGTCTCTCAGCATCCGCAGCACCGCGTCGTCCGACGCGCCGTTCGCGATGTACTCGCGAACGTCATGCGCTATCGAAGGCACCGTGCCCCCTTTCTGGTGAAGTCGCCTGCTCTTCGCGGCCGCTTGCGGCGAGGCCGCTTCGCCCTACACGCGAATGATAAACACGCGCGCGTAACAACCACGTAACGGAATTGTAACAATCGTGTAACAAAACGATCGGTCCAACCCGTCGCCGTGCATGCCTAGCCGGCTCGCCGAGGAGCCGGCCCCCGCGCCCGTCGCGGACTAGGCCAGTATCACCCTTATCGTCGGCACGCCGGCGGTTTCTTCGGCGCCGTACGTCTCGACTTCGACCGTGAACACCACCTTCTCGCCGACCCAGGCGTGCGACATCGTCGCGCCCCGCACCGATCTGTATTGCGGCAGCGCCGCGCAGATCGTCATCGCCTGGTCTTCGGTCAAGCCAGTGATGCGCTTCATTTCAGGATCGCGGTCGCCGCCGCGAACCCCAGCAGCGCCCGCGCCCCGTACTTCGCGACGCCCTCCCACATCAGGCCGTCGGCGACCAGCAATCGCCGCATTTCGGCCTCCGACACCATCGCGGCCGCGCCGCGCTTCACCATCGCCAGTTTCACAGGTCTTCGCCACCTTTCTCGCCCTGCGTGGTGTTCGCTTCGTCTTCTGCGATCTTCTTCAGGTGCTCGTAGTCCGCCAACACGTCGGCGGCGCTCTGACACGCGATCGGCATCTCCTGCACGTAAACCTTGCAGCCGTCGACGATGCCGCTGATCGCCGCCCAGAGCGCGTCTGCCTCCAACTTGTCGCCGTAAAACTCCGTCACGTCGAGGTCGTTGTCGTCGTCGACGTCGATCAGTACCAGCAGCCACCGTTTCAATTCGCCGTCTTTCGCCATTTACAATCGCCACCTTTCTCGCCCTGCTCGGCGGGAAAACGCCCGCCTCGGCCAACGCCATCTTCTGCAAGTCGCCGGTCGGGAGTCGCACCCGTGGCCCGCATTCGGCCCGGCGAAACAGCAAGGCGGGGCGCCGACCGCTCGCCCCGCCAGTCGCCTCACGCCGCCGCGGCGCGCCGCGCTTCGCGCTGGTAGAACCGCAGCGTCCGGCGCGGGTTGACGCAGGTCGGATACTTCTCCATCACCATCTGCAGAATCGCCCGCTCGTCCGTCCCCGCCGCCAGCGCCGCCCTGACGTCTGCCGCGATTCCGCCGCGGGGCTTGACGTCAAGCGAAAACGCCGTCCGCGCTTCGCTCTTGTAGTACGCCAGGGTCCGCGCCGCATTCGCCGTCGCGGGAAAATCGCTGTGAATCATCGCCAGGATCTGCTCGTCGGACTGGCCAGCGGCCAGGGCACTGCGCACGGCCTGCGCGGTAGTCATTTTGACTCGTCCCTTTCTTGCGACACTCGCGTCAGCGCTACAGTGCAGCGTCCGCGCGATGTCAATCTTTCATACGGGGTAGCGCCCCGCGCGCCGCGAACCATCCTTCCGCCCGCGTGACCTAAAGCTACTAGCTTTATGGCGTAAAGCTAGTAACAATCGTGTAACGGAAAACCGTATATTTATAAGTCCCTCCGCCCCATGCCCGAGCACGAAAAATGTATAACTATACAGCCCGGTGAATAATTATTCATTTCATCGCGTCCGCGCGACATGCGCAGCGTGCGCGCTGCAAGATAATGGCTCAAAGGCTGAAGGACGAAGGTCCGTCGCGCCGGCGCTGCAATTTCGGGGCGGGGGGTGCTGGAAAATCGGGCGGGGGCACTAGTCCGGCGAATCGCATCCGGAATCGAGACTGATCCAGACCATGCGCGGACAACGGCTTGCAGCCCGTGGTCCCAGAACCTGGAAGCATGATTCGCGACGGTTCGCACGTGCGCCCACGATGCGCGCACTGGCGCGCACGACCCTCTCGACCTAGGTTCGCGACACATGAAGACCATCCAGAAGGTTCAGCTGCAGTTGCCCGCGCCCGTCGCCCGTGCCTTGGCGAGGCGCGCCCTGAAGACGAACGAGCGTCCCGCCCAGCTCGCCGCGCGCCTGGTCCTGGAAGCGCTCTTCAGGAGGGTCCGGTGAGCGCCCCGAAGACCGTCGTGCAGGGGCCGCCGCTCAGATACTGTTGTCTGTGCGGGCAATGGCACGTCTGGTCGAGTGCCGGGTGCCCGAACCAGGGCGGCGAGAGCCCGGCGCGCCTGACGCCCGAGCAGGCCGAACGGCTCGGCGAGCTGATCCGCCGGGCATGAGCGTCACCTGCAGCTACGTCGCCGCGTCGGGGAAGTCCTGCACGCAGACCACGGGCCTCTTGCCCGGGGTCGACAATCTGCCGCTCTGCGCCTGGCACGACCCCGCCCGTGCCTCTGCCAGAAGGGCCGCTCATCGCCGCGGGGAAAAGGCCCGCGAGTCCGGCGCGACGGAGACTCCGCCCCTGACCATGGCGGATCTGCCGATCCAAGAAGTGAACTCGCTCGACGACGCGGAGCGCCTCGCAAGATGGGCGGTGCTCCAGACGGCGATCGGCAGGCTCCATCCCCGCGCGGCGATGGCCGTGGCGGGGCTCTGCCGCGAGTACCGCATGGTCCACGCCGAGGCGAGCGCCCAGCAGCGGATCCGGGAGCTGGAAGCGCAGATCAAGGCGTCCAACGAGCGCAAGAAGAGCTGATCAACCACCACGGAGGCATCATGAGCTGGGGCATCTCGTACGCGGCGCTGCACGATCAGGCGCTCGCAGAGTTCGACAAGCAGGCCGGGGCCGTGCTGAAGGGGCAGCCGAACCACGAGCAGCTCTTCGCGGGGCTGCGGACGACGCTCGAGGCGTATCTCGGCGAGATGAAGGGCTCTGCCTGGAACAACGGGGTGCTGGTCACGACCAGCGGCCACGTGGGCGGGGACTACGGGACCGTCCAGCTCGACGTGAAGCCCGTCCGGATCGTCCTCGGTGCCTAAGGCGACCTTCGTTCTCGGACCTCCGGCCTCTGGGAAGACCACCTTCGTGAAGAAAGAGCTCCCCGACGCCGTCCACGTGGTGAGCCCGTGGCAGGAGAGCTCCCAGATGGTGGGCCTGGCGGCCCGCGAGGCCGAGCGGACGTTCAAGAAGGCCCTCGCGGAGCAGAAAGACGTCGCCGTCGAGAGCGTTTCCGCCAGAGAGGCGCGCCGGCGGGCCGATCTGGCCGCCCGGGCGGGCTACGAGGTCAACTGGCACGTCATCGCGTGTCGTCATCCGCGGAAAGTGACGCCCGAGGCCGCCTACGGGACGTTCCGGTGCCTCGACTGCGGCGTCGAAGGGACGGTCTGACGTGCCGACGGGGATCGACAGGCGCCGGCTCGCGACGCTCGAGCGCGAATGGGGCGAAGAGCTCGCGCGGCGAGAGCGCGAAGGCCAAGAGACGGACTACACGCGCTACGCGGACGATCCCGAGGGCTTCGTCCGCGAGGTGCTGCACGACGACAAGGTCTGGAGCGCGCACGACGAGGCGGATCCCGAGATCGGCGGCACGCTCGAGATCATCCGGAGCGTGAAGGACAACGCCCAGACGGTCGTGCGCGGCGCCAACGCCATGGGGAAGGACCACACGGCGGCCGAGATCATCTGCTGGTGGGTGTACGCGTGCCACGGGCTGGCCATCGTCACGGGCCCGACGCAGCGGCAGGTCGACGAGATCGTGTTCGGCCGCGAGATCAAGGGCCAATGGGCGCGCGCCGGACTCCCGGGCCGCGCCTTCGCCCGTGCCTTGCGCCCCGACTACGGCACCGACGACGTGAACGAGGACGGCACGTTCGCGTGGGGCGCCCTCGGGTTCGTCTCGACGGACCACTCGCACCTCACGGGCCATCACGGGCCCCGCGTCTTGTGCGTCGTGACGGAAGGCCAGGGCGTGGAAGACATGGTGTTCGACGCCATGTTCAACAACGCCACGGGCGCGAACGACCGGCTCTTGGTCGTCGGGAATCCGACGGACCCGGGCGGCCGGTTCTACAAGTCGACGAAGCCGGGCTCTGGCTGGCATTCCATCCGGCTCCGGGCCCAGGACCATCCGAACATCAGCCGCGAGGGTGCCAGGCCCGGCGACGACGGCTGGATCTGGGGCGGACCCTCGCGCGAGTGGCTGGAGCGCGTCCGCCGCGAGACCCGCGACGAAGGCGGCGAGCGCAGCCGGTTCTGGCAGGTGTTCGTCGAGGCCCAGTTCCCCGAAGGCGCGACGGACGGCCTCGTGCCGAAGTCGTGGGTGCTCGCGGCCTTCAAGCGCTGGGAGACGGGCGACCGCGCCGCGGGCAACGGCCGGCCGCTCGTGATCGCGATCGACCCGATGCGGACGGGCGGCGACCACTGCGCGCTCTCGCCCGTGACGGGTCCCGTCGTCCACCCGCTGTATCACTTCCGGCCCGACGAGCGGAACCCGACGCTCGACATGGTGGCGAAGTGCGAGGCGCTCGCGGCCGCGTACGGCGCGATCGGGGCCGGGGCCGGCAGATCCGTGACCTTCGTCGTGGACTCCGCGCTCATGGGCGGCGGCGTGATCGACGTGATGCGCTCGCGCGGCTGGGACGTGGTGGACTGGAACGGGAAGCGACGGGCCTCGGACGCCGAAGAGCCCGCGCGCTTCCTGGACATGCGCGCGTGGGGCTACTGGCTCCTGCGCGAGGCGTTCCGGCAGAACGTCCCCGTGATCAGGCCGGACGACGGGCTCCTGGAAGACCTGATGGCGACGCGCTACGAGACGGGCGCCGCGGACCAGATCAAGATCATCGACAAGAAAGAGATCCGGCGGACGCTCGGGCATTCGCCCGACAAGGCGGACGCCGTCATGATGGCCTGGACCATCGCCAACGGCGGCGGCTACGGCCGCGGTGCCGGAGACCCCGACGTGGACTACGGGATATGATCATCTTGCGCGAGCGCGGGGACGGGACGCCCCTCTGGGGCGGACGGCGCTCCGCGCCGGCGTCGAGGCCGCCGGCGCCTGAGAGACGTCCGCGCCAGGCACGGTGCCTCAGGCCAGGCTGCGGGGCGCCGCTCAGGCTAACCGTCAGCGCCAGAAAGCCTTGGCCCGTGCTCGTCTGCGCCGTGGACCCGCGCCACAGGGAAGAGGCGTAGCACGAGAGACGCCTGACGTCTAGATTCGCGACTCGGAATGGTCCCGCCGAAGGGCGCTGCCTGCGGCGGCCAAGCGGCCGGAGCCCTCGCGCGGGGTAACCGGCCGGCCATTTTTTCTAGGAGGTCGTCCGTGGCCATCACCGACATGGGTCCCGTCGTCATGCACGAGGGCGCAGGCATGAACAGGCAAGGCAGCACGAGCACGCCGCGCAGGCCGCAGGCGCGCAGGCCCGGCATCCGCCGGCTCAAGGCCCGGCGCCCCGCGAAGAAGGCCCCGCGCGCGAAGACGCGCGGCGGCCGGACGGTCCAAGACAGCGAGAACAACCCCAACGTCGCCGGGTATCACACCGCCGCCGTGGACGCCCCCCTGGGCTACCAGGGCATGTTCGGCGCCAAGTGAGGAATCACATGATCGCTCCCGACAGCACCACCCACCACGACGGCGGCCCGGCGGCCGACAAGCAGATCGACGGCGCCGAGCTCTACGCGCTCGGTCCCGACGGCGCGCCGCTTCACGACAAGCATTCGATCAAGCGGCTCCACGACGGTGCCGTGAAGGACGGCCGCACGACGGACGCGGCCTACCTGCACGGGCATCTCGAGCGGCGCTTCGGGGGTGGCGGCGGCCACCACGCCGACAGCTACTGATGCCCAAGGCGTTCGCGAGCCAGGCACAGGCACGGGCGTTCCACGCCGTGGCGGCCGGTCGTTCCACGATCGGCATCCCGCGGCGCGTCGCGCAAAAGGCGGTCGCAGAGAACGCGGGCCGCAAGATCGGCGGGCTGCCGTACAAGGTCCGCCGCCTGAAGTCCACCAAGATCCGGAGCGCGTGAGATGGGCAACGCCAGCGGCGGCAACACCGGCAGCGCGAGTCCTTTCGGCTACGGGATGAGCGGCAGCTTCGGCTCGTATCTCTCGGGGTACGGGCTGCGCGTGCCGTCCATCGCGGGAATCACGCAGCCGCTGCTGACGCCGACCTCGTGGCTCGACTTCATCGCCGAAGACTACGGGTTCAACGTCGGCCGATGGGTCTACGCGCGTGAACATTATACCGGTGAAGTTGCGGCGCCCTGGCGCATCTCGGCCTACCTGATCCGGAAGAAGATCGGCGAGACGATCGAGGCCTTCGAGGAGCGCGTGCTGCTCGCGGACTACACGCCGTATTTCGGCGCCGTGGTCGACACGCTGGCGGGCATGCTCGTCGCGCGCGAAGACGAGACGGACCGCACGTGGGGCAAGAACGCGAAGGGCCGCTCGACCAAGAAGATGGGTCCGCTCGGACAGATCCACGACCAGAGCACGATCCTCGGCCGTCTGTGGGTCGATGCCGACGGCCAGCACAACTCGTGGACGAGCCTGTGGCAGATGCTCGCCACGGAGCTCGTCGCCGTGCACACGTCGTGGATCTTCGTCGACGGCGGCGCGAACGGGCTCGACCCGAAGATCAAGCTGGTGCAGGCCGAGGCCGTGAGCAACTGGCTCTACGACCCCGACGGCAAGACGCTGATCCAGGCACTGATGAAGATCCACATCGACGTCCGCACGAGCGTCAAGGAAAATCCGCGGACGGGCTGGGAGACGCAGTGGGTCCTCTTCACCGTCGACGGCTGGCAGCGCTGGCACAAGGTCCGCAAGGAGGTCGCGGGCCAGGGCGCGTCGAACGACCAGACGGTCGTCGAGGTGCCCGAGATGATCGACGAGGGCACGTGGCACTACGAGACGCGCGCGGGCGACCGGACCATCCCGCTGCTCCGCGTGTCGCTGCCGCTCAAGCGCAACGTCGGGTACCTGCTCGCGCGGAAGTGCAACGCGATCTTCAACAAGGAATCGGAGCGCGACCACCTGCTCCGGTTCGCGACGTTCCCGCTCCTGAACATCGTCGCCGAAGACACGATGTTCAAGCGCATCGAAGACCGGCTCCGGCTCGGCAGCCGCGTGCTGCAAGCCAAGCCCACGGGCGGGGCGTCGGGCGCGCACCACTTCATCGCGCCGCCCGCAGAGCCCGCGAAGACGATGGCGGACGCGATCAAGGAAAAGGTCGAGGCGTTCTACGCCGTGGCCTTCCGCGAGTTCGCGAGCGCCGTGTCGAACTTCAACCGCGACCGCGTCACGGCCACCGAGGTCTTGACGCAGCGCGAGGTCGGCCTCGAGGCGTTCCTCGCCGTCGTGTCGACCGCCGTGGACAACGCCGAGAACCAGACGCTCTGGTTCCTGGAGCAGACGGTCTTCCCGAAGGACAAGAGCAAGTGGGGCCAGGCCCGCGTGGAACGGCCGAAGAACTTCGGGCCGATCAACCCCGCGCAGGCGATCGAGGCGCTGAAGGCGCGCTACGTCGGCGGCGGTCCGCTGCCCGCGGGACGCGCGGCGCAGATCAGCGCGATCAAGCGCATCGCCGAGTTCGACGGCATCGAGTTCGACGAGAACGAGATCAGCGAGGCCCTGGACTCGGCGCAGCTCGCGCAGTTCGCGGCGACGGTGCAGCTGATCTGGCCCGACGCGCCCGACGAGCTCAAGGCCGAGATCATCGCGCAATGGGGCGAGTCGGCAGGGTACGGCACCAAGGACGACCTCAAGACGAAGGCCCTGGCGCAGCTCGAAAAGAACGCCAAGGCCAACGCCCAGAAACCGTCTAAGCCGGCCGGCGGCAACGCGAACGGCCCTCCCAAGAACGACGCGGATCCCACCCGCGTGGACACGGCCGGCATGAACGCCTGAGGGGGCACTGGCGCGCGAGGCGCGCCATGCACTAGATTCGCCGCCTTACGAGACCAGCGACGCCCGCGGCGTCCGCTCTCCTCCGCAGCATGCCGTTCCCGCGAGACCAGACTCCACCACGACGACGAACACCACGACCCGCTCCGCGATTCGGAGCGGGTCATCTCGCACACTTTCGGAGGACGCACCGATGGCCACGCTTCCCGAGCTTCCCGCGCTGAAGGAACCCGCCGCGGGTCCCAACCAGGAATCCTTTTACACGAAGAGCATCGGTCGCGGCGACGCGTGCATCACGGAGCACCCGGACACCGGGAACTACGTGGACGGCAACGTGAGCGCGCCCGACGGTCCGCTCTTCAAGGGCCCGCAGGTGGCGCCGAGCTCCGAGCTCAGCCTGAAGTAAGCAGGTCATAACGGGACGCGGACGGCGCGCAGGCGCCTCCGTGGACTCGGCCGACCGCAGGCGGCACCTGCGAGAACGACCGCGCGAGGGACGAGGCGCGAGGAGGCAGCATGGCCGGCGAGACGATGACGTTCACGATCACGGGAGCGGACGGGCAGGAGCAGCAGGTCACGGTTCCCGCGGACTCGGTGTACAGTGCCGTCGAAGGCGCGGGGTACATCAAGCCCGACAAGGTCGGCAAGGACATCGAGCGCCGGGTGGCCTCGATCATCAAGAACAAGGGACTCCGGGACCCCAAGGAGCTCCTGACCGACGACGAGTTCCTGGCGCAGGCGCGCGAGGGCTTCGTCAAGGCCGAAGAGGCGAGCGGCGCCAAGGACCAGCTCCGCGAGGCGCTGGACAAGCAGGCCCGCGAGATCGAAAACGGCAAGCTCAAGCCGTTGCAGGATCAGCTGGCGGCACGGCAGGCCAAGGAAGACGTGCTGCTGGCCCGCGACATGGAGCGGCAGATCTTGAACGCGGCCCGCGAGGCCGGCGTCCAGGAACGGTTCCTGAAGTCGCGCAACGGCCGTCCGCCGTTGATCGTGCAGCAGCTGCAGGACATGTTCGCCTACGACGACGACACGAGCGAGTTCTACGCCTCGAAGGGCGAAGACTTCGTCTTGTCGAAGAAGGACGGCGACAACACGTATCAGACGATCGCCGAGGCGATCGAAGAGTGGGCGCAGGACCCCGCCAACGCGGACCTGCTGGACAAGTCGGGACAGCCGGGCCCCTCGCGCGAGCGGACGGGCAACGGCGGCGGTGGCCGGCATGAGCCGGGCATCGTGATCCTCTCCGAAGAGGAAGCCTCCGACACGCCCACGTGGACCAAGGCGCTCGCCTCCGTCAACGGCGACGCCAGCAAGATCCGCGTCAAGCGGAACGCAGAACGCAACCTGTTCATGTGACCGTAGGCGGCCGGCCGGCCGCCGTCGGCAACACCATCGCGCCGGCTCAACGGCCGACCTAAACCGGAGGATTCACCGTGGCCAACCTGCTCACCAGCGGGCTCGCGTACAACCCGTACTTCTACGCGCAGACCGCGCTGCAGGTGCTCTACAAGCGCCTGGGCATGGCGTTCTACGTCAACCGCTCCATCGAGCGCGACAAGGGCTCGGCCAAGGGCGACACCATCCAGCTCCGCCGGCCCAAGAGCCGCACGCCGCAGAACATGCCGATCGCACTGGCATCGTTCGCGGACGTCACCCCGGACTACACCAACCTGGTGATCAACCAGTGGATGGGCGACGGCTTCCGGCTGACGGACAAGGAAAAGACCCTGACGCCCGAGATGTTCGTCACGGAGCACATCGCTCCCGTGGCCGCGGGCATCGCGGACCAGATCGACCAGAACCTGGCCGGCCTGGCGCTGGAGTGCCCCTGGATCGTGGCGGCCGACGGCACCACGCCGACGAACGACTTCGGCAACGCGCGGCTCACCCTGCTCCAGAACAAGGCGCCGCTCGTCAACGAGCGGGACTACGCGTACCAGACGGATCCCATCATCCAGTCCCGGTACGAGAAATCGCTCACCTTCCTGCAGGCCAACACCGCGACGGACGCGGCCCTGCAGCGCGAAGGCCAGCTCGGCGTGAAGTTCGGGTTCCGCATCTTCCCGAACCAGAACGCGCCGACCTACGCGACCGGCACGGGCGCGCTGACCAGCCCGATCACGTCTGCCAGCCCCGCGGTCGGGGCGACGCAGATCACGATCACCGGGACGTCCGGTTCCGGCACGCTGAAGCGCGGCACGGTGATCACGATCACCGGCGACCCGCAGCTGTACGCGGTCACCGCGGACGCGGCCGTCGGCGCGACCAGTGTCACGGTCTCGATCTCGCCCGCCCTCGCGGCGGCGCCGAGCAACGGCACCGTGGTCAGCTTCACGCAGACCTCGTCCAACTCGATCGGCCTCGCGTTCCACAAGAACGCGTTCGCCCTCGTGCTGCAGCCGCTCGAGGACGCGGGCCCGGGCATCATCAGCGCCACGGTGACCGACCCGATCACCAACCTGTCCATGCGCTCGCGCGTGTGGGGAGACGGCGGGTCCGGCGCGACCTTCTGGGCGCTCGACGCCCTCTGGGGTTACAAGACGCTCAACCCGAACCTCGCGACGCGCGTCCAGATCTAAGCGGACGCGGGTCAGACACCTCTGGCGGCGGCCTTCGGGCCGCCGCCTGACCCCGTGATCACGGAGACCAGCATGACGCAGAGCATCCACGCCTCGGCCGCGGCCGAGATGAGCTTCACCAACGCGAAGGCACGTCTCGGCGACGGACCCATCGAGACCCACGAGGTCTTCGACAAGACGACCGGCGCGGTGATCGTCGTGGACCATCGGACGTTCGACGAGAACACGATGACGCACGACGAGCTCGAGGCCAAGACCGCGGCGGCGGCACACGCCAAGCAGGCGGCGGCCGACGCCCTGATCAACGCCAAGGCCCTCGCGGCCGAGGCGGCGGCGAAGGCGAAGGCGCTGGCAGAGGCGGCCGAAGAGGCCGAGAAGGCTGCCAAGGCTTCCGAGCAGTAAGCGTTCGCCCAGCACGACCTGTACCAGATCCCGCGCCGGCCGGCACGTCCGGTCGGCGCGGTCTTCTTTTCGGGAGCAACCATGCGCAAGCCCAAGCTCGGAAGCGGCGCCCGCTTCAAGCACCTGAAGTCGTCCCTGCAGGGACGCGGCGGGGTCAAGAACCCCGGTGCCCTGGCAGCGTTCATCGGACGCAAGAAGTACGGCGCGACCAAGTTCGCGCGCCTGTCGGCCGGCGGCAAGAAGTGACCCGGGTCTAGGAGATCACGATGGCGACGCCGTATTTCGACACGACCAATCCGGCGACGCTGCTGCTCCTGCCGCCCGCCTATCGCAACGACCCGGAGCTGAAGAACGTCGCGGCGCTGGCCGAGGCGATGGTGATCGGCTGGTACACGATGAACCCGCCGTACTTCTTCTACACGGCGGCCAGCGTGGCCAACGTCAGCCAGTGGATCTGGCCGTCCACGGAGCGCGGCGGCGGCGAAGACATCACGACCCAGAACGCGCCGCTCAACGCCGTGGTCCCGAGCCTGCGGGTGTACCTCACGGGCTACAAGCAGGACGCGTCGGACACCCTGGTCGACCCGAACCTGAAGATCGCGCTCCAGATGGCGATCGCGTCCGTGGTCGCCTGGACGCTCGCGCAGTGGAAGGAATTCGAACCGGGCGTCGCCAGCGTCACGCAGCAGGGCGTCGCCGGTCCCAGCAGGTCGCGGACGTTCCGGCCCTACGCGGAGAGCTCGTTCCCGCCCGACTGGAACATGCTCCTGGAGCCGTTCAACTCGAAGCCCGTCACCTGGGCGTTGTGAGGAGATGAGATGTCGCAGATCGCTCTGCTGTCCGGTTCCGGACTCGCCGGCAACGCCGCGGCAACGCTGATCAGCACCGTGATCGGCGACTCGAACACGCAGCCCTACGCGCTGATGATCGTATTCGACGTCACGTTCGTGGGCGGCACGACCCCGACGCTCCAGCTGATCCTGGAGGCGGTCGATCCCGTCTCGGGCAAGTTCGTCCAGTGGGGCACGGCCTTCACCGCGGTCAACGCGAATGGGACCTTCACCTACGTGGTCGCGCTCGGCGTCGGCGCCGCCAGTGGCGGCGTGACCGCCACGGTGAACCTGCCCGTGCCGACGTTCTTCCGGGTGCGGACGGTCGCGGGCGGCACGATCGGGACGGTGAGCTTCACCGCCACGGGATTCATCATCCCGCTGAACAACTGATCCGATGGACGACCAGGTCTTCGGCGATCTCGAAGGCCGGCTGCGCGAAGGTCTCAGCGACGACCAGGTCAGCAGGATCGCCATGGCGACGCGGGCCAGCTTTCAGGCGCAGTTCCAGTCGGCCGGCGCATACGGTGGGACCCCGTGGGCGATGCTCGCGGAGAGCACGCTCCGGAAGAAGCGCGGTCGGAGCGCGCAGATCCTGGTAGACACCGAGGCCTTGATCGACAGCCTCACCGTTCCGGGCGCGCCGCACAGCATCGTCCAGCGGATCGGACCGTGGGACGTCGAGGTCGGCACGGACCTGCCGTACGCCGCGCTGCACCAGGCCGGCACGCGCAAGATGCCGCAGCGCGAGCTGATCACCGATCAGATGGTCGAGCAGGAGGCCGACGAGATCAGCGAGCACGTCGCCGACTACGTGCTGGGCGGCGACGAAGGCGCCGAGCACGGGTTGCTCGGATCGGCCGAGAACGTCGGCGAAGACCTGGCAGAAGGCCTCGAAGGCCTGGAGGGATTGCTCTGATGCCGCAGGCCGAGGTCGTCCGGGCAGTCGCCGACTGGCTCGGGCAAGACGTGAACACGAGGATCTCTGGAGTGCCCGTCGATCCCGGCGAGCTGCCGCCACCGCCGATCGCGGCATACGTGGTGGCGGATCGGACGCTGCAGACGCCGACGCCGAACGATCTCGCGATCTTCGACGAGAGCCGACACCTGTTCGCGGCCATGGGGCAAGAGCCGCCGGCCGGATCGACGCCGGCGCTGTATCTCTGGTGCCGGACGGCGCTGGTGATGGAAGGGGAACCGACGCCCGACGGGCAGATTCGCAAGTCGCGCTCGCCCGTGCAGGTCTCGGTGATGTACATCGCCCGCAACTCGGTGCGGCAAGACGCCATCCGAGACGGAACGCGGACACTCAGGGCGGTCGCGCGCAGCCTGCGCGAGCTGTCCAAGAACCAGAACGACATGGCCCGCCAGCGCAACGGCATCTACCTGGTGCTCGGCGAGGGGCCGATGGTGATCGATCCGATCGTCAGCTCGATCGGCAAGGCCACGTGTGCAGGCGTCCTGACGGTCGGCTATTACGTCAGGGACATGACCCCGTCGTACTGAGGAGAGCATCTCGATGGTGACCTACATCATGCCGAACGGCGAGCGCGTCCCCGTGCCCCAGGACGTGGTCAGTCAGGGACCCGCGGCCGAGCAGGCGTTCTACGACGGGCAGCTGGCGCGCCTCGCGGCAGAGGCCGCGGACGCGGCGCCGGTTCTCACGGACGGAGGGAAGTAACCCATGACGGCCCCGAAGACACTCGTCTCGTGGGGATACTCGGCGAAGCTCGAGTCCACCTACGGCACCATCAACGCCAACGGCGTCGCCGACGGGATCCTGCTCACCAAGATCCCGACGCTCGACTTTCCCAAGTGGCTGAACGAAGGCGACCGCGGCGTCACGCCCGCGGGCGGGCGGCGCCAGGCCGTCGCGGCGTCCGGCCGGTGGGGCACCATCAAGGCCGAGGCCGAAGGCATCGGCTCGAAGGGCGGCGTCGCCTACTCGGCCAGCATCAAGCCGCACCTGGACGTCCTGAACCAGATCTCGGGGTTCAACGTCACGAGCGCGTTCACGGCCGGCCACGAGTTCTACCAGTACGTGCCCGAGAGCCAGCCGTCGGCGCTCGCGAGCGCGACCACGGAGGCCGTGGTGGCCGGGCAGCTGTACCGGCTCTTCGGTGCCTACGGCGATCTGTCCATCGCGGCCAACGGTCCGATGGTGCCGCTGTTCACGTACGACCTGAACGGCGTGGCCGACATCATCGTCGACCAGGCGATCCCGGCGTACACCAGCTATCCGCTCATGAACGACCTGCCGTCCAAGGCCGACTCGATCGGCCTCAAGATCGGACTGTTCACGGCGGGCGTCGTGAAGAGCTTCTCGTTCAAGGCAAACCGGAACATCAAGGGCGCGCGGGTGGCCATGTCGGGCGGCCTGATCGCCGGTCACGCGGGCTTCACCCCGGCCTATCGCGACCCGACGTTCGAGGTCGTGATCGAGCGGTGCGCGACGCTCGCCACGGTCACCCCGTGGAACACGGCGACCACGCTCAACCCGTACCGGCTGAAGGAAGACAAGATCCCCGTCGTCTTGCAGATCGACATCGGGTCGCAGCAGTATCACCGGTGGCACCTGTACAGCGGGTCCGGGCTCACGGTCGAGGTGCCGAACCCGACCGCCCAGGCCGTGCTCAAGGAAGTCAAGGACACCGGCGAAGGGGCCACCGCGACGTGGACGCTGACGTTCGAGCTCTTCGAGTCGACGTACGGCGCCAACGACGCCTTCAGCCTGCTCTGGAATTGATCACTACTCAACTGGACGGGAGCTCATCATGGCTGAACGGTACAACTGGGGTTTCGGGCGCGTCGCGCTCGCGGCCTCGACGGCGAAGTCGATCGCCTCGCTCACGACGCCGTCGACGCGTCGTCTCTGGATTCGACGCTGGACGCTGACGTTCGACGGCACCCCGAACGCCCAGGCCGGGGTCGTGCCGGTCAAGGTCGAGTTCTTCCGCGGCGTCTCGCTCGCTGGCGCCGTATGGACCGCGACACCTCCGACGGCAGTGCCGACCGACCCGTCGGGCGTGGCCGCGCTGCACACGCCCACGTGGAACGCGACCACGGAGCCGACCAGCTTCGCCGCGGGGGTATACCTGATCCCGCCGTTCGACATTCCCCCGACCAACGGGCTGATCGTGCCGAACGCGGTCGACGCGAACTGGCTGATCCCCGTGAGCTCGACCTTCGTCTGTCGCGTCACGCCCGGAGCGGCCGCGGTAGACGTCTCGCTGAGCCTCGAGCTCGAGGAGTAATCGGTGTTCCCCACGTCCGTGGGGGCACGATATGCTCCTCGGTTCGTGCCGATCGTCGTTCCGCCTGCAAACGCGCCGCTCCTTCTCGGCCTCACGCGAGACATCGGCAGCGCCGCGGGCGGAGCGACGCTCGACGTTCGGGGATGGAACTTCACGTCCGACGCCGCCGTCACGATCGGCGGCGTTTCTGCATCGTCTGTCATCTTCATGGGGTCGACGCGCGTCCGCGTCACCACGCCGGCCGTCTCGGCCGGCGTCCACGACGTCGTGCTCATGCAGGCGAGCGGTTCGGCAACCATCGTCGCCGGCTACGAGACGGTCGCCGTTCCTGGCACGACGTTCGGCGCGTCGTCGTTCTCGAGCGGCGTTCTCACGCCGTTCACGGTTGTCGGCACCGGCGTCGCCATCTCTAACGATTACGCCGAGCCGGGCGGCACGCGATGTTGCAAGTGCGTCGCCGACGGCGCCAACACCAACGAAGAAAGCCTTCAGCTCACGCTTCCTGCCAATTCGTCGTCGTTGAACGCCGCCGCGGGCGTGTGGGTCCGGTGGCACAGCATCATTCCCGACGCGACCTTCTCACAGATCACGGGCCAGATCAAGGGCACCGTCTTCCGGTTCAACAACCTCGGCGCAGGCGAATGGCCCCACGAAGGCGTGGGCCCTCAGGTCGACTCGGATCCGGCCGCGGCGAGCGGTTTCGGTCTCGGATCGTTCTTCACGGGGAACGTGCACACCGGGACATATTACAGATATGGTCGGTGGGTCGAGCACCTCATGTGGTGCAAGCGCACCACCGGCGTCAGCGGGCGCGTGCGCCTCTTCATGGGCGTCGGCGGAATGCTGAAGGCGTGCTACGACTCGACGCAGGCCGTCTTCGGCACCGATCCGACGACGGACACGTTCGCGTTCCGCGTCGGATGCGTGTTCAATCAAGGCAACGTGTCGGCGATCGGCAATCTTCTCTATTACATCGGCAACTTGTCGTTGGCCGACGGACTGGCGCCGGGCATATGAGCACCCCACTGTTGTCTGACGGCGCTCCCGTCTTGACCTCAGGATCTGGCAACTCGGTATCTTGGACGCAGACGCTCACGAGCAACGCGACGGCATTCGTCGTGCTCGTCGGACGGCGCGGCGGCACGGGCACCTCTGGGATCACGATCGCCGGACAGGCGCTCGCGCTGCTCGTGTCGAGCTCCAACTCGGGATACAGCTTCGACATCTGGGGGCTGATCAGCCCGCCCACAGGCAGCAACCTCTCCGTGGTCGTGACGAACACCGGCGCGCCGACGTTCGCGAACTGCTGCGGGCAGGCATACGACGGTCCGACGGCGTTTGGCGGCACCGCGACGTCGCCGGCGCATTGCGGCGAGCTGTCGACATCCGAGGCGTCGCTCTGCGTGTTCGGGACGTTCTGGAACATGGCCAGCGGCACGGCGGTCAACCTGGACCTGTGGCCGAACTATCTCACGACGCTGGGCACTGCGACCGTCGGCGCGGGCGGCAGCCTGAGCCAATTCTTCGTGGGCAGCGTGCCGGGAAGCGGCGCGATCGGGGCGGCGGGCTTCGGGGTGGACCTGGTCGCGCTGACCGGGCTCACGACGCCGGCCCTGGCTGCCGTGGAACTGATCGGCACGGAAGACAACCCGCCTCCAGCGCCCGACGGCACGATCTTTCACGACACGCGTGCCGGGGGCGCGCAGGACATCACCGTCGCCACGTCGCTGGCAGATGCCTTGACGCGTTCTGGCTACAACAACAGCACGAGTCCCGCGGCACAATTCACGACCTCGTTCGCGAAGAATCCGTCGGGACGCGCGTTCGTGTTGCCGTGGACGGCCGGTCAGGCCAACTCGCTCTATCTTGAAAAAGCGGGCGTGACGATCTCACCCATCCTCTGTTGGCAATACAAGGTGTGGTGGGGGACGGTGGCAGGTGACGGGATCGCCTTCGGCGCGGTGGGCGACTACGATCACTTTCAGCCCGTCGGATCGGGACAATCACACAAGTGGTTCGTGCTGTTTCGCAAAGATCCCGGGCACACGCCGCCGGTGCCGAACGATGAACGGTTCACCATCGTCTACGGCAAAGACACCGGCGGCGTGCTGCGCGGTCTATTTCTCGACGTGGACGGTCGATGCCTGACCCAAGGGACGTCGACGGGCGGCAACACCGCGACGACGCTCAACGACACGGGCGCGGGTTTCGTGATCGCGGGCGTTTCTGTCGGCGACAACATTCACATCTACGCCGGGACGGGCGCGTCTGCCACGTGGGCCCCGGTGACGTCGGTAGGCGCGACGCAGCTGGGCGTCGCGTCGTGGCCCGCCGGAACGCCGGACGCGACCTCGCAATATCGGGTGCTGAAGGCCGTGACGGACGAGTATTTCCAGAACGATCCGGCCGTCAATTTCGGCGTGGTCGCCGCGATCAATCTGAACGACTTCATCGGACAGGTCGTGACGGTGACGGTGAAGATCAAGGTCGCGAGCTCTCCGCTTGCCCTGGACGGATACTGCAAGATCTGGATCAACAACCAGCTGTGGCTGTACATCAAGAACCAGCCGTTCGGAGACTTGCCCATCGGCGACATCCAGATGGGCGGTCCGACCTGGAACAATCCAGGGTCGGTGCGAAACTTCAGCGACTACCGTTGGGACATGGTGGGCTGGTCGCCGGCGAGCTAACCACGCGAGGACGTCATGAGCCAGTTGTTCTTCAACAACTTCACGTCGTCGATCACCGACAACCCGCTGACCATCGGCGCGACGACGATCAACCTGCACGCCGGCGACGGCGCGCGTCTCCCGGCGATCGTGAACGCGGGCGATTACTATTATCTGACCCTGTCGAGCGGGTCGCCAGAGTCCGCGTGGGAGATCGTCAAGGTGACGGCCCGCGCGACCGACGCGCTTACGGTCGTTCGTGGGCAAGACGGCACGGCCGCGGCGTCGTGGACGACGGGCACCGCGATCAGCGGACGTCTGTCTGCCGTGACGATGAAGGCCGCCGTGCTCGCGGCGACGCCGTTGCTGGCGGCGCATCCGTCGGGCCCGTCGGCGACGGACCTGGCCGCATATCCCCTGCGGTGGTCTCGGCAAGAGCTGTTCGTCCAAGACGACGACGCGATCCCGCGCGCGATCGCGACGAGCTTCGCGTATCGGAACGTCGTCATGATCCTCGCGGCACAGGCCACGGGAACCAGTCTGATCACCGACGGCAGCAGCGCGGGCGTGGGGCCGGCCAGCACCGATTACGTGGCGTCGCAGCCCGGCAACCAGTACACCAGCGCGGTCGCGGCCAACTCGCCGGCAGGTCTGCGGTCGTCGTCGTCTGACATGCGGTGGTGGCGCGGCAACGCCGCGGGCCTCGGCGGGTTCTTCGCACATTGTCGCGTGACCATCGGTGCCCTCGCGTCTGACCAGCGGGCGTTCATCGGCCTGACGACGAACACCGGAGCGCTCGCCACCGATCCGAGCGCCGCCGGCGGCAACTTCATCGGCATCGCGGCAGACGCCGCAGACGTGAATCTCCAAATCATGTCGCGCGACGGCACCACGGTCAACAAAATCGACCTGGGGGTCAAGAAGGACACCGTCAACAAGCCGAACCAGATGCTGGACATCTACATGTATTGCGCGTCGAACAGCTCGACGATCTACGTCACCGTCGATTCGTGGAGCGCCAGCACGAAAACCAACCTGGTGACGAACCAGGCAGTGACGACCAACATCCCGTCGGCGACGTCGTTCATGAAGTTGTGCGCAGATCTCTGCAGCACCGCCACCGACACGGTGGCGGTGGTCTTGCGCCACGTTCGGTCGGTGCTCGAGAGCAACTGATGCCGAACCTGATGCCCCTGAACGGCGCGACGCTCGACGGCGTCGTTCCCCCGCCCACCGGGGCGACGGTCAGGGTCTTCGCGGCCACGGCGTTCGTCGGCAGCCTCGCGATCGATCTTCCGGCATCCGGCGCGATCGCGCGCGTGGTCGTGCCGTCGCCGCCGACCTACGCGGCGCTCGGCGGCGTCTCGTTCGTCGATCTCGCAGACGCCATCGCCGCGGCCGTGTTCCCGTTCACGGTGCGTCCGGTCATCGCGCCGCCCGCGCCGCTGGTCTTGGTCGGCAAGACCGTGTTCGTCGCCCCGTCGTCCGTCGCGACGCCCGCGCCCGAGACGCGGGGCACGCAGCCCATGGCGCCCCCGAGCGCCCCGCCGCGCATCTTGTCGGGCAGCATCACGGTGATCGCGCCCGCCGTCCTCACGACGAACATCGTCGGGATCATCGTCTCGACCGTGCGCACTCTCGTCGCGTTCCGGCGCAGCCAGGACGTCGTCGCGATCATCGCGCCCGTCCCGTCTATGATCGTCGTCGCGGCGAGACCGACGGTCGATCTCGTCGCTCCGAGACCGTTCGCCACGGTCTATGCCCCGCTCGGTCCTCCAGGAGGTCAATGATGTCGTCTCCCGTGGTCGTCAATCTCGTGGGATTCGCCGCCGGCAACGACGTCGACGTGAACCTCACCATCCCGAACGTCAACACGGCAGACGCGCTCGTCACCGGCAAGTTGATGGTCAAGGCCAAGTACACCGATCTCGACGTCGCGGCGATCTGCTCGCTTGCCATCTCGACGTCGCCCGCGGCTGCCGGTCAGATCACCGACGACGGACACGTCACCGGCACCGCGCTCGCGGTGTTCACGTTGCCGGCGTCGGTCACGATCAGCTTCGTCGATCCCACGACGTTCAAGTCATTGCCGCTCGTGTGGGACTGCAAGTTCTACACGGTCGCCGGCAAGAAGTACACGCCGGCCCACGGCACGATCGGCTTCGCGCCACCCGTGGTTCAGGCCTAAAACAGGAGAAGATCATGTTCGACGCGCTCGCCTACGTCAAGGCGCTCGAGACCCCGACGTACAAGGACGTCGACGGCACGGTGCATCTCGGCCGGCTGATCGGCGCCGACACCTTCATCAAGCTCGCGCCGCGCATGCGCACCAAGAAGGCCGACGGCAGTCCCGACGTCGCGGCCATCAACCGGACCATGCTGGCGATCTGCAACGCGATGTTCCCGCCCGACCGGTGGCGCCCGTGGCGCAAGAGCGTCGCGCACCGCATCTGGCAGCTGCCGCCCTCCGGCCGCATGCGCGCGGTGTACGATTTTTTGGCTTCCCAGGCGACGGCGATGGGGATGACCCCGCCGGAGCTCCCTGGGACGTCCCCAGCATCGACACAGAGCTCCGGCGCCGCGGTCAGCCCGTCCCCCGACTCCCCGACCTCTGGTTCCTGACCCGGTTCCATCTGGAGTACCCGGGGCTCTATTACAAGTGGGGTCGTGGCTGGGACGAGACCGACGACCGCACGATCCCGCACCGGCTGTTCCAGCTGTTCTTGTCGTGCCTCGTGGCGCCGCAGGCCGAGCGCGAGCTCGAAGGCATGCGCGCGGTCGCGGGGGGCATGGGGCTCGCGATGGGCGGCGACAAGCCCGAGGTGCAGGCCGCGGTGCGCGGCCTCGTCAAGACCGCCTTCCCGGAGCGTTTCGAATGACCTTGCCGTCCTGGCTGAACCCGCCGTTCTGGTACAAGTGGCCCTCGCTGCCCACGGAGCTCTTGAGCGGCGCGCTCTGCTTCGGGCTCGGCGCGGGCCTCGCCGCGCTCTGGATCGTCACGGCGGGCGTCCACGTCAAGGACGTCCGCGCGTTCGTCCCCCTCGCCACCCGCCCCGCCGTGGTCGTCGGTCTCGTCTACGAGCTGTTCTTCGACCGGCACGGCTTCTCCTGGACCGACGTGCTCCAGCGCGTCGCCGGCATCGTGCTCGCCGCCCTCCTCGTCCTCGCAGTCGCGCAGATCGTCTGAGGTAGCCCATGGCCGGCGTCGTCAATCGTTCCATCAGCCTCCTCGTCAGCGTCCGAGACGCCGCGTCTCAGGTCTTCGGACGCCTGCAGGCGTCGCTCGACAGCCTCCTCTCGAGCTCGAACCTGCTCACCGCCGCCTTCGAGGCGATGGTGGGCGGCGCGATTGCCGAAGGCGTCGAGCACCTGGTCGGCCTGTTCGCCGACGAGGAGCTCGCGGTCGTCCGGCTCAACGCCGCGCTCCGGTTCACCGGCCGGTACTCCGACGACGCCACGGACGCCATCCAGAAGATGGCTGCCCAGATCCAGGCCACGACGACCGTCAGCCGCGTGCAGTTCATCGAGCTGAGCTCGTCGATCGCGCAGATCGCCCGCCAGATCACCCCGGAGCAGGTCGCCGAGGTGGCCAAGATGGCCATCGGGCTCTCCGAGGCCACGGGACGCAGCGTCGAGAACACCGCGATCATGATCGCGAAGACGCTCGAAGGCCACACCAACGCGCTCCAGCGCTGGGGCATCCAGGTCGACGCCACCGCCAGCCAGCAAGAGAAGTTCCAGGAGCTCTTCCGGCAGCTCGCGCCGATGTTCGGCGTGGCGCTCGAGGCGGCCGACACGCTGTCCGGGCAGATCGAGCGCGCCAAGAACGCGTTCACGGACATGGAGCGCGTGATCGGGCAGGTGATCGTCCAGGTGCTGGGGCTCGACGAGAAGTCGAAGACCATCACGTCGACGCTCGTCAAGTGGACCCAGGAGATCCGCAACAACTTCGGCGAATGGGTCCATTACGGCGAGGTCGTCGTCGCCGTGCTGGAGGCCGTCTTCGCGTCGGTCAAGTACCTGGTGACCGGGTTCTTCGACATCGGGAAGATCGCGGGCGACGCGTTCGCGGTGCTGATCGAGGGCGCCTGGGACTCCGTCAAGATCCTGTTCAACATCGGCGCCGTGATCGGCGACAGCATCAACTACGCGTTCAACTGGGTCTCGTCGAAGTGGGTGGACTTCGACAACTGGCTGATCGACCAGGTCAACAAGCTGCTGCTGAAGCTCCCGGACAAGGTCCGATCGTTCTTCAACATCCAGCCGTTCGAGCACCTGACGAACGAGTTCGCCGAGAACCTCGTCGACAACGGGAAGCGGATCCAGCAGCACCTGACGGACATCAAGTCCGACTTCGTCGACCTCGGCGCGTCGGCCCAGATCCACCTCGCGGACGCCAAGAAGGCGCTTGACGACCTGAACAGCGGCGCGATCGACTTCGCCACCGCGTGGGAGCGGGTCACCGCCGCGCTCGCGAAGCCCGCGCCGGGACCGACGCGGTCCGTGAGCGGCACGCCGTCCCACGAGGGCGGCGGGTCCAACTTCGCGCCGCCCGAGCTCCCGAGCGCGACCGACGTGATCGCCGAGCTCGGCAAGGAGCAGAAGGAGAACGAGAACGCCTTCAAGGCCGGCCTCATCACGTGGGACCAGTACAACGCGAAGATCAAGGAGCTGCGGACGAGCGCGATGGAGCTCTTCCCGGAGCTCACGAACCTGAAGGACAAGCTGGACCTCTCGGGCATCATCGCGAAGCTCAAGGGCGAGAACCTCGGCGACACGATCCGGCGCGCGTTCGGCCTGGACCAGGCCAGCGCGCTCGACGACCTCAAGAAGACCAACGAGGAGCTCGGCAAGCAGTCGAAGGCCATCGGGACCGACATGACGCAGGCGATCATGGACTCGATCGCCGCCCACGGGAAGTTCGGCGAGACGGTGCAGAAGGAGGTCGGCAAGGCCGCCGCGGCCTATGCCAAGCTGGACTTCGCCCACGCGCTGGAAGAGCTCGCGGCGGGCATCGCGGCGCTGTTCATCAACCCGGGCGCGTCGGCCGCGCACTTCCAGGCGGCCGAGACCTATGCCGTCGCGGGCGCGGCCATGGGCGCGATCGCGGGCGCCACGGGGGGCTTCGCGGGCGGCGGGGGCGGCGCCGCGTCGAACGCCGCGTCGCAGACCCAGGCCGTCACGGACCTCGCGGGCGGCAACGTCGTCATCAACGTGCCCAACACGTTCACGTCGGATCCCGCGTTCTGGGACGCCCTGCTGGGCGGCCTGGAGCAGGCGGGGCTCCGCCGCATCACCGTCACCAGCCAGGGCTGAGGCATGGCCGTCGAACGCGTCTTCCGCATCTACTGGGGTCCCACGCTCGAGAACGCGCTGGACTTCGCCTGGCCCGTCGCGGGCACGTCGCCCGTGGCCTGGCGCGCCCCGCGCGACGGCTCGGAGCAGGTGCTCAACGGCGCGTCCACGATCGGGTGGATCACGGGACGCCACTACCGGTACAAGGTCACGGCACAGTATTTCGCGCTGCCGCAGTTCGCGGGCGGGGTCGGGCTCCAGGCCTTCATGGACTGGGCGTCGGACTCGAACGCGTTCACGGTCGTGCCGAACCTGAACGCGCCCGGGCTCACGGTGCCCGGTTGCTATCTCGAGGGACCCTTCACGCAGACGAAGGTGGCGCTCGAGGGCGACGCCTCGCAGACGCTCGACCTGACCTTCCTCCATCCCACCGTGGACCTGGGTCTCGCGTTCCGGGGACTCTTCTTCGAATACGCGGCGGGCGGCAGCCTGACCGATCCGGTCGACTACGCGTTCGCGCGCGCCAGCGGGTCGTACGAGCTCAACTGGCAAGGCTACCTGCACCAGAACGCGAGCGGGGTGATCGGCGACGGTCACTATCCGACGCCGTTCGTCTCCGGGCTCCAGACCACCCTGTTTCACAACGCGGTCACGAACGACCTCTTCGCGCCCGTCGACTTGACCAACGCGATCTGGACGAAGACCGACGTCACCATCGCGGCCGACGCGTCGACGGCGCCCGATCAGACGCTCACGGGCGACCTCATCGTCGAGGCCCTGGACGGCGCGCCGACGTTCCATTCGGTCGTGAACAACACCAACTGGTCCGTGACCGCGGGCGACGTCGTGACCGCCGTGGCCTTCGTCAAGTCCGGCGGCCGGTTCAAGGGACGCGTGTACATCTCCGACACCACGGCCACCGACCGGTGCGGGATCGAGTACGACCTGCATGCCGGCACCGTGGCCTCCGCGACCGGCGGCGCCGGCGTCTTGCTGGGGAGCTTCATCACGCCGATGGCGAACGGCTGGTCCATGCTCTGGTGGCGCGGCACCGTGAACGGCACCAGCACGTCGCTCAAGGCGGTCCTGACCATGGAGGACGCGACGGGCGCCACGTCGTACACGGGAGACGGCGCGAGCGGGACGTATTTCTGGGGCATGACCGCGGTCCACGGGTCGCAGCACACCGTGGCGACCTACGTGCCGAGCGGATCGCCGACCGCGAGCGACGCGCTGAGCGCGCCCTTCGCCGTGCCCCCGCAGGGCATGTGGTTCTACGTCAAGGGCGTGAACGTCATGCCGCAGGTCAACTTCACGACGCTCGTGGCGATCGGCAGCTTCACGGCACCCAACTGGCGCTTCACGCTCAACCAGAGCGCGACGATCTTGGCCATGGGATCCGGCAACACCAGCGGCGCGCGCAACGCGAGCGTCGCCGGTCTCGGCCTGGCGCAGTTCGGCGCGGTGTTCGAGGTCTTCGGCTCGGTCGACGCCAACGGCGTCTGCAACATCCGGCTGTCGATCAACGGCGGTCCAGAGACCGCGGGCGGCGCGACGACCGCCCTGGCGCTGCCGGCGAGCTTCGGGGTGCCGACGATCTGGATCGCCAACGACAGCGGCAACAGTCCCATGGCGCAGGCCCTCTCGGTGGTCCGCGTCGGCCCCTACGTCCCGACGGGGATCGGCGCCGTCACGACGATCGCCCAGGCGAGGATGACATGACCTTCACCGCCGTCGCCGGACCCGGCCGGGTGGTCCAGTTCCTCTGGGGCGCCCGTGCCCAGAACACGCTGACCTTCGCGTATCCGGCCTCGATCGACCAGGCACGGTTCTGGCGCGAGCCCCGCAAAGGCTCGGAGCAGGTCGTGATGAACAGCCTGGCCGAGTCCTGGACCAGCGCGCGCGACTACATGGCCGAGGTCCAGATGCGGTGGCTCCAGCCGTCGTTCTGGTCGGGACACGCCGGCGTCCAGGCCTTCCTCGACTGGGCGACGGGCGGCGGCGCGTTCACCTTCGTGCCGGACGCCGGCGGCGCGCCGCTCTTCGGCCTGGCGGGCTGCCTCCTGGTCTCGCCCTTCGAGTCGCAGGTGCCGGGCATCGAGCAGGACGGCTCGCAGAGCTACGACCTGACCTTCCGCAATCCCATCTTCGACCTCGGACTCTCCTGGCGATGACGATGATCCTCGACTACGCGCCCGGCGCGAGCCTGAGCGACCCGACCCCGTGGTCGGTCGTTCGCGCGCACCCGACGGTCGGGGCGACCTCGTTCTCGAAGGCCGGGCTCGTCGCGCTCTCGGCGGTCAACGTCATTCGCGACAATCATTATATCAACGGCGTTCGCACGACCCTGCTCGAACCGTCGACCGTCAACCTGTTATTGCAATCGCAGGCCTGGGGCACCACGTGGGTGCCGAACACGCTTTCCGGCACGATCAACAACCAGGGCGCGGCGCCTGACGGGACGACGACCGCCAGTGCCGTCGTGCCCGACGGGACGAGTTCGTCGCAGCACGGGGTGGGACAGGCCGTCACGGTGGCGGCTGGAGACTTCTTCGCCGCGGCGTGCTTCCTCAAGGCCAACGGATACACGGGCGCCCAGATCGTCGTGCAAGGCACGAGCGGCTTTGCCACGTGGTTCATGGACACGGCGCTCGGCACGATCGCCGTGGCCGGAAACAGCGTGTACGCGGCGACCGGGGCGTTCGCGGTTCCGCTCGGCAACGGCTGGTTCTGGTTCGGCGTCTGGGGTCGCACGGCGACGGACACCAGCGTGACGGTTCGCGTCCGCTGCTTCGACACGGCCGCCCACGCGCAGACGACGACCGCGTTCGTCGGGAACGGGTCTGGCATGCTCGGGTGGGGTGCCCAGTTCGAGCACTCGAACACGGTCCCGCTGTTGCCGACGAGCTACGTCGCGACGACCACCGTTGCGTTGGGGCGCGACAACGACGTCGTGTCGACTCCGTGGCCGATCCAGACGGTGCCCGTCTGGGGCTACGTGAAGTTCTTTGATCTCGGCTGGTCGCAACGCGCTGCCTTCGAAGACCTGCTCTCGCTCTGCGACGCGTCGCTCGGCAATCCACGATTCCGTCTCACGGCCGGCAGCGGCTCGGTCGGCGCGGCGCCGAGCCATCGGGCGAACTACGCGTCGGGCGTCGGCACCAAACAGTCGGCCGCCATCCTGACCCCCGGCGTTGACTATCAGGACAGCGTCGAGCTGTTCTGGCAATTGTTCGGCGACGGGTCCGTCGGGCTGCAGCGCTCGATCAACGGCGGGGCGGTCGCGTCGGTCGTGGACGCCGGCGCGTCCCCGGACTTCATGGACTTCGCTGCCAAGGTCTCGACCGGCATCGTCTTGTTCTTGAACACGACGGCATCCATGGGTCTCGTCCGGCTGAAGCTCGGCCTTGATCCCACCCGCATCACCACCCTGGCGCAGGGAGCCGCGGCGTGAGCCAAATCCTTCCCGTCTACCGACTGACGGCCTTCCAGCCGATCACGGTCGATCCCACCGAGGCGTCGTACCTGACGCCGATCGCGGGCGCGCCGCATGCCGACAACTTCATGGTCGCGACGAGCGAGGGCATCCTGGGTCCCGACGGCACGACGACCTGCAAGCCGTACCTGGGCATGCCGACGGGCCGGCGCGGCCGGATCGACCTGATGTCCAAGAAGACGGACACGGGCGAGATCAGCTTCGACCTGCTCGACGCGCGCGTCGTGCCGGGCGGCCTCAACACCACCCGGTGGGTGACCGCCTTCGTCGGCACGGCCATGCAGCTGCCCCAGTTCACCCGCGTCAAGGTGCTCGTCGAAGAGTCGCTGGACGGCGGGATCACCTGGACGCCGTTCTTCACGGGACGCGTCAGTCGGCTCGGCCTGAAGAGCGGCTCGCGCGCCGTCATGACGCTCACTGTGCGCGACATGTCCGCGGACATGACCTTCGACGCCTTCGTCGGCATGCCCCACGAGCTCGTGCGCCAGACCGCGCCCCGCGCGGTGACGAGCGCGACGAGCACCACCCTGACGGACACGACGCTGGCACTCGGCACGAATGTCAAGGCAGGTGCCGTGCTCACGATCGTCGCTGGCACCGGCGTCGGTCAGGCCCGCCAGGTGATCAGCAACACGGCGACGACCTTCACCATCGCCGCCTGGGGCATCGTGCCGGACACCACGTCGCGCTACGCGCTCGGCTACGCGCAGCTGGTCAGCGTCATGCCGGTCGGCTTCGTGCGCCCGTACGGGGTCGCCCCGACCACGCCCGAGCTCACGGGCACCATCTCGAGCGTCGACGCGACCAACGGCTGGGCGCTGATCGCGGTCGGGTCCTCGCAGCTGAACCTGCCCGGGAACCTGCTGACCGGGACGCTCCAGCTGACCACGACGCCCGCCTCGATGAGCCCGTGGAACGTCCCGCAGGCGTCCGGCACGGACGCGACCAAGATCGTCCCGACGTTCACGGGCCTCGCGATCGCGCACGTGACGAACCTGAACACCGGGCAAGAAGGAGACTTCTACGCCGGCTACGGGTACTCGACCAAGTCGCTGCTGGGTCTCGGCTCGGGCCTGTTGTCGGGCTTCATGACGTCGCTCTGGGCGCTCTCGATTCGTCCCGTGACCTATCCCATCGGCGTGGCCACGGGCACGCCGCAGGCCAACGGCGCGCAGGCCGCGAACCCGACGGCGCCGTCCGCCACGGTCACGACCAAGGGCTGGACGATCTCCACGACCAACATTCTCGGGGCCGGCGACGTGATCAGCTTTGCCGGCCACGCGCAGCGCTACTTCGTGCAGGTCGCGGCCAACTCGGACGGCTCCGGCAACGCGACGCTCACGCTCTCGCCCGGGCTCCAGTCGGCCGTGGCGAACGGCGAGGCGATCACGGTCCAGCAGTCGTCGAACCGGATGGCCGTTCCCAGCGTCAACACGCCGATCAAGTTCCACGTCGTCTGCGACATCCCGCTCGCGGACGGCGGCGGCACGTCGCCCGTCTTCGACACCAACGGCCGTCAGACCGGCACGACGCCCAAGCCCGGCAACCTGATGCTGATCAACGACGTGCATCCGGCCCAGGTGCTCAAGGACGCGCTGCTCGGCTATTACGGCAGGTTCTTCAAGCCGACGTTCGACGCGCATTCGCAGCCGAGCCTGTTCTTGCCCGCGGGCAAGAACATCGGCGATCCCTATTATGCCTTCAACGTCCAGAACACCGATCCCGTGGGCGACGGGCGCCACGGGTTCAACGCGCTCATCGCGGACACGAGCTTCCCGAGCTTCCGCTGCATCGTCGATCAGCAGATGCCGCTGCGCGACTTCGTCGAGAAGTACATCTGCCAGCCGTACGGCATCGGGTATTATTTCGACGGCGCGGGCAACTTCGTGCCCGTCGACATGCGGCAGCCAACGTCGATCCCCGGCGGCACGATCACGATCACGGACGTGGACCTCGTCGACGACAAGCCCGCCGTCTGGACCTACGATCCGACGCAGGCCACCACGTCGGGACACTACACCGTCTATGCCGAGGCGATCTTCCAGCCGATCCAGGCGACGATCATCCCCGGCCTGCCGTTCCCCGTCATCAGCACCAAGATGTTCGCGGTCGCGGCGGGACAGGTGCAGGACTACGGTCTCGGCAACGCGGCGCTCGGCCAGAAGCCCTACAACGTCGATTACAAGGGTTTCCGGGCGATGCCCAACGAGAGCGCGCTCTGGATCGGTTACGCGGGCTTCCCGTTCATCATCCCGCGCTACCAGCTGATCACGCAGCAGGCGATCAGCCAGGCCATCGCGACCGTGGCGCGCCCCTTCGGGCAGGGCGCCCAGATCGTCGTGCTCAACGCGGTGCGCAACGCCAACACCGCCAACGTCTTCCCCGGCTCGTTCATCGTCGTGAACGTCGCGGCGAACGTCGACACGGCGTCCAACACGCGCGGGCCCGCCCGCCTCGTGCTGGTGACCGAGCGCGCGGAGAACGGCGCCGAGGTCAAGATCACCGGCTTCGACTGGGGCGTCACGATCACCTCCGTCGCGCCCACGCTCGGCACGCCCGCGACGCTCGCGGGCGACGCGGCGCATTCTTGCACGTGCCTCGTCACGGCCAACGCCTCGGGCGACCCCGTCGAGGCGTGGATCAACGTCACGAGCACCGCGGTCGGCAGCCGGCCCGCGGACTCCGATCCCGGTTGGTTCTTCGTGGGCCGCGCCCCCGGGACCTGGACCTTCACGGCCCGCGGGCTGCCCGCCGGCACGCGCGTCTGGTGGCGCGGCCGCACGGCGCCGTATCGGATCGGCAACCTGTTCGGCAACAAGGTGCTCGTCAACGCGCTGAAGCTCCCGAGCGCGTGGGCCTACGGCGCCGCGTCCGTGGACCTCACGAGCCTCTCGGCGCCGACCGGCCTGACGTCGCCCTTCGTCGGCCAGACGCTGATCGACGTGACCTGGGCAAACCCCGACTCGACGAAGATCGTCGAGATCTGGCTGTCGTTCCCGGCCACGACGGGCGCCGCGCAGTTCTTGGCCAAGCTGCCGCCTGGCTCGACCCAGTACGTGATCACGGGCCTCAGCCCGAGCTCCACCTACCGGGTCCGCGTTCGCACGGTCGACTCTGTCGGCGGCTTCGCCGAGGCCACGGTCGACGTCACGACCGCGGCCGGCATCCCCGTCATCCAGCCGCCGATCGCGACCCGCGGCGGCCACCTGATGTTCTGAGGTCCCATGTCCATCGACGCCACGGTTCCCGTCTATCCGCCGCTCGTCCTCGCCTTCGGCAACGTCGTCACGGTCCAGCCGTCCGACGCCACGAAGCGCATCGAGGTCTGGCGCGCGCCCGACAACGGCTCCGGTGCTCCCAACGACGCCGCGGCGGTGACGTGCGCCACGCTGCCGCCGTCGCCGCTCGGCGGCGTCTCGTTCGTGGACCCGCTGCCGAACGACGGCGCGCTGCGCTTCTACAAGAGCCGGCATCTGGACGACGCGGGCAACGCGTCGGCGTTCACGGCCTACTCCGACGGCCTCGCGCCCGTGCTCATCACGGGCACGACCTTGCTGGAGCCCATGGCCGCGTTCGGGGCCATCGTCGACGCGCTGACGAACACCCGGTACGAGATCCGGTTCGCCTCGACCTATCTGGATCCCGACGGCATCGACGGGATGCAGAGCTACATCGACTTCACGGCCACCACGAACTTCATGCGCATCGGTCACGCGCCCGTGGCCATCAGCTCGTCGACGAACGCCAGCCCGATCGCGGTCACCACCGGCACGGCCCACGGGTACACGACGGGCGACGCGGTCACGATCCGCGGGCACCTGGTCAACACGAACGCCAACGGCACCTGGACGGTGACCGTCTCGAGCTCGACGGTCTTCACCCTGAACGGCTCGACGGGCAACGGCGTCGGCGCCGCGACGGGGCACGCCGTGGGCCTGGAGCTCACGGTCGCGCCCGACGGCACGCTCACGAGCTACGGCAACATCGTCACGCGCTCGATCAAGGTGCTCGACACCAACAACGCCGTCATCATGGACGTCGAGAGCGGCAAGCGCATCTTCGGCATCCCGATCGCGACGTCCGTGGACAGCGGGGCGACGCTCACGGTCGACCTGTCGACGGGCCTGACCAACCAGATCCGCCTGACGAACAGCGCCGCGGTCATCACACTCACGAACCCCACCGACGGCGGCCGCTACCGGTTCTGGCTCCAGCAGGACACGACGGGCAGCAGGGCCTTCCCGACGTTCCTGGACCAGTTCGGGCAGAACATGCTGATGTTCACGAACGACACGCCGCCGACCTTGACGACGACGCCGGGCGCGATCGACATCTTCGAGCTGGAATACCGGAAGAACCCTCGCGGGTTCTACACGTGCATGCCGTTGCAGGCCAACGTGTTGACGCCCGCGCCGATCCTCGAGAGCGTCACGGGGACGGGGCTCGCCACGGCGGGCACCACAATCAACGTGAACATGCCCGCGGGCGGAAGCTCGGTCGCCGTCGGCGACCTGCTCTTGGTCCTGCTCGACATCAACACGTCGACCGCCAACACGCCGGCCGGCTGGACGCTGATCACGAGCGTCGGCCACGGCGGGTCGAGCGGCGGCCTGTACCTGTTCGGGAAGGTCTCGTTGACCGGCACGGAGGGCGGCACGACGGTCGCCTTCACGACGGCAGGCGCCACGACGATGGCCGCGCAATGCATCCAGGTGCGTCGGTGGTCCGGCGTGCTGGCGCAGGTCTACGCCGTGGCGGCGACCGGCGGCAGCGTCAGCGCGAATCCGCCTCCGCCGGCCTTGACGCCCGGTCCGACGGACCGGTTCTTGTGGCTCGCGGTCTGCGGCTCGCAGGGCGCGCCGACGATCAGCGCGTACCCGTCCAGCTTCACCAACGGGACGCAGCAGACGTCCGGCGGCGCCAACTCGCAGGTGGCGAGCGCGCGCCGGTTCCTCTACGCGTCGACGCTGACGCCCGGGACCTTCACGCTGTCGTCGTCTCAGTTCTGGGCGACCATGACGATCGCGATCAGCAATCCGTTCTGATCTGATCCGGCTAACAAAAAGGCCCCTCGATCGAGGGGCCTTTTGCTTTATCCGTTGTTTGCCGCGTCGACCGCGGCCTTCAGCGATGCCGTCGGCGCCTCTTCGTCAGGATCTTCCTTGATCAGCGCGCCCCAGGAATCGCCCGCCTTGATGTCGGCCCGGATCGGCACGCGGAGCTCGGGACCGTCGGACGGCCCCCAGTCCTCCATCGCCTCGCGCAGCCTCTTCATGAAGACGTCTTGCTGCTCGCGCGGGACCGACAGGTCCATCTCGTCGTGGACCGTGAGGTGCAAGAACGTGTCGCGCCAGTCGACGAGCGAGGCCACCCGCACCATCGCCTTCTTCATCAGGTCGGCCGCGGAGCCCTGGAGCAGGTAGTTGAGCGCGCGGTACGTGCCCGCGTGGACCTCGCCCGGCCGCGAGCGGAACTGCTTGCCGCTCGCCTCGACGCGGCGCCGCATCTCCTCGATCGTCGGGAACCGGCAGCGCCGCCCGCCCCACGTGGTGATGTAGCCGCGCCGGTTCGCGCGCTGGTCCGCCAGCCGGTAGATCTGCGCGACCTCGGGCACCTTCTCGTCGTAGATCCCCACGACCTCTTTCCAGAGCTCGACGCTGATGCCCGCCGTGGCCGCCGCCTTGGCCAGCCCCGCGCCGTACACCTTCGCGAAGTTGACGTTCTTGGTCCGGCGCCGGTTGCAGATGTCCATCCGGTCGATCAAGAGCGTCAGCATGCAGTGGAAATCCGCGCCGACGATCGAGTGGTCCTTGCCGCAGGCCCGACAGATCTCCGACGGCTGCGGCCTGTTGTACGCGTCCGCGATCGAGCCGCCCGCGTAGTGCCCCAGGAACCGGTACTCGATCTGCGAGTAGTCGGCCTTGACCCACGCGTGGTCTGGCGACCACGGCACGAACAGGCTCCGGATCAGCCGGCCCGGCGCCGGATGACGGTCGCCCGGGACGTTGTGGAGCGAAGACCCGAACCGGCCCGTGACCGTGCCGTAGCGCTTGCCCGCCTCGGTCTGCACGGGCAACGGGTGAAACTCGCCGTGGACGAGGTCCTGCTCGTCGGCCTCGCCCAAGATGTACGAGTCGATGAACGTGCCCTGGAGCTTCGAGAGCTCGCGCACGTCGAGCAGCGTCCGCGCCGCGGGATGCTGCTCGGCCGCCGCCTCGAGCGCCGCCTTCACGACGGAGTCGTTGCCGGACTCCGTCTCGCCGACGGCCGGGATCTCGAGCGCCCGGAACACCGGCGCCGACTGCTTGGTGCTCGGCACGATCCACTCGGCGTTCGGCGGCATGGGAAAGCCCGCCTGCTCGGCGATCTCTGCCCAGCGCGTCTTGGCCCGTCCCAGCTCGGCGGCGAGGCCTGCCCGCGCCCGCTCGGCCCGCGCCCGGTCGATCCGCACGCCCGCCATGGTCATGTTGACCGTGACCGGGATGATCTGCGTCTCGAGCCGGTACACGCTGCCCAGTCCCTGCTGCTCGATCAGCGCCACGTTCCGGTCGTGGAGCTCCAGCGTGAGGTCCGAGTCGCCGACAGCGTACGGCGCGACGAGGTCTCCCGGGGCGCGCCAGAAGTTCTTGGCCTGGACCGAGTGCCACGGCTTGCCGCCGAACTGCGCGGCGCACCATTCGACCAGGTAGCCGTCGTCCTTGTGCTTGTTCAGGTACTTGCCGCAGAGCCGTTCCAGCGAGTACGACGGCTCTTGCTCGTTCAGCAGCGCGGCGCTCGTGCCCGCGTCGCAGAAGTTCGGCAAGAGCGTCGGCCACGTCAAGATGCCTTCCTGCACCAGCATCTTGAGATCGTACGGCGCGTTGAAGAAGACGGCCAAGAGCTCCGGCCGATGGAGGAACTCGCGCCGGAACCAGTCGGCCGCCTCGCCGCGGGAGCAGTTGTTCCCGCCGCCCTCGTGGCCCCAGCACATGTACCACCCGTGGTAGCCGGGGCCTTCGTCGTCGGGCACGGAGACGCTGATGCCCACGGGACGACGGAGGCGGATCTGCTCCTCCGTCGTCGTCTCCGTGTCGACGCCGGCCCGGTCGTAGCGCGCCAGGTCCGGGAAGACCGTCACGACGCGATCTTCTCGAAGACCAGCGTGCTGGTCTGCTTGCCGGGGAGCGGCTTCACCGCCACCTGCCCGGCCGTCGTCCGGCCGGGCAAGATGCTGGTCTTGAAGTAGTACCAGGCATCCGCCGCCGAGTCGAACGGGCGAACGTCGACGCGACCTTCGTCGAACTTGATGTCGACGACCTCGCTGCCGTCGATCACCAGCGCGTACTTCGTCGGGGCCGCGCTCTCGACCGCGAAGACCTCGCCGAGCTCGTAGCTCACGGCGCCCGCGCACCACGGGCTGCCCACGGTGCCCGCCTTTTCGCACTTGCGCGTGTGGAGCTCGACGCGCCGCAGCAGGTCGGCGACGTGGAGATGCACCGCGTCCATGGTCAGCTGGCCGTTGTTCGACCAGCCCGTCTTGTCGGTGCCGACGAAGTACAACGTCGACTCGTTCTGGAAGGCGCTGGAGCGCCAGCGCACCGCGTAGCCCTTGAACGTCTTGGTCGTGCCCATCGTGACCTCCACCTTGGGGTGTAAGAGACCGTCCAGCATCACCTGGATCGTGTGCCGCGCGCGCGGCAGCCGGCACTTGCAGCAGACGCCGGGACGTCCCAGCTCTTCCGCGTAGGCGCAGAGCGTCATGGTGCTGCCGCCCGGCCGCCAGTCGAACATCATCTTCTCAGAATCGCCCGGCGGCGCCACGAGGAACGCCAGTCCCTTCGGGACGGCCGACGAGACGACGACCTTCAGGCCAAAGAGATCCTTCATCGTTCTGCTCCTATTCGAGGGTGACGGAGGACGTCGGCTGCGCCGCGGCCTCCGCGTTGTGGACGCCGGCGCCGGTCGAGTAGAACCCGTGCTCGTCCACGATGAGCCGGTAGGCGCGGACCTTCGCGTAGGTCGTCAGGTACAGGCGCGGGTTCTTCAGGCCGTACTGGCCCAGGTCCAGCTCGTTCACCGCCGCCTGCTCCACCATGTCGGGGTCGCATTCGGCCTCGGCGTGGCTCGACAGGTGCTGGGCCACGGCGCCGACCGCCAGGCTCGCGACCGTCAGCTCCGGGTTCTGCATCGTGGCGTACAGCGTCTTCAGGTCGTCGATCTCGTAGCCGATGACGCCGGCGAACGTGACCGTCTTGCCGTCCGTGGTCGTGACCGTCTGCGGCGCGAGGCTCGCGAAGTGGAGCCGGACCTCTTGCCGGTAGACGACGTCCAGGTACGGGACGCGGAAATGCAGCCCCGGCCCGTACTCCGCCGGCGGACCGCCCGCGCGGACGCGCAGGGCGCGCTCCCACGGAGCGACCACGAACCACCAGACGAACAGCGCCCAGAACCTGAGAAAGAGCCCGATGAGGGCGTTCACGACAGGACGGGTCCCACCGGGACGAGCACGACCTGTTCGAGACACCCGATGATCTCGTAGGGCGCCCGGAAGATCTCGTCGTTGCGCCGGCCGTAGGCCGACACCTCGTTCAGGAGCTGCGTGACGCTCGAGAAGATCGTGGCGCGCTCGACCGGCACGTACGAGAGGTACTCGGGACCGAACCACACGTAGTTGTCTGAGCCCGGCACCTTGTGCTTGATCACGAACTTCATGGTCTGCCTTCCTCCGTGAGGGCGTTCATCTCAAGTCCAGTCTCTCACACGACGTCTCGTCGCTAATATGATGTTGAAGTGAGTGAACCACGTCTCGATCGCGTTCACCATCGTCAGCTCCCAATGATGGATCGCGAACGGCATCCCAACGCGCTGTTCCATCAGATTGCACCGCACGCACAACACGGCTACGCAGTCGTCGGTCGCGTGGTCGTGATGAATGACGAGTCGTCCCCAATGTCCGTCGACCGGTTCGTCGCCGCATCCCTGGCATGCTCCGACCAAGCGCTTCACGAGCCACGCGACATGTGGCCTGAGACTACTGTACGACGCATGCGGTTTCGCCGATGCGAGCAACGCGTCGAGTTCTTTTCCGAGCGTCCAGTCTGGAGGCACGATGCCATAATCGTCGGCCAGACCGACGCCGCTCACGGGCTCCTCGGATCTAATATCTTGCGAGCCGCCCAGCTTGCCAGACGTTCGAGGCGCGTCTTTTCCGGCCAAGGAACGTCGTGCGGCACGCTCCATTGGACGCGTGCCCAGCGGAGCGCACGATGGTAGTTGGACCAGAGCGCCATTCTCTCTGCCAAGGCGCGAATCATGCCTTCCTCAGGTGCCAGCAGTTGTTCCGGCACGCGTCCGGGTATAGCGGCGCCAGGAACGTGCAGAGCACGTCGTAGGAGTAGTAGGCCGAGAGCTCCGCCATCAGCGCGCGCTGCTCCTCGGTGGCCGCCTTCTTGAGGGCCGGGATGTTCCCGAACGTCCCGAAGCGGCGCACCACCCGCCAGCCGCCTTCGGCGAAGAGGTCCGCCAGCTCCTGGACCTCGAACTCGTGGATGTGGTTCCGCGCCCGCGCCTTGCCGTCGTAGACGGGTGTCGAGACGAGGAAGTCGATCCCCTCGTCGGCGACCCGCGCGACGTTCTTGACGAGCCTGAGCGCGCTCGCGGGCTGCATGTGCTCGACGACCTCGAAGCAGGTCGCGAGCTGGAACGGCCCGAACGGCTGCACCTTCGCGAAGCCCTCCTCCGAGGTGAAGTCCGTCTCGTCGAGGATCTTCACGCGGTCGATGTCGGGCTTGTCCTTGATCTTGTTCAGGTCGACCCCGACGTACTGGACCGGGAGCCGAGACTGGTACGGCGTGCCCACGAGCACCTTCATCAGGGGCAGCTCGGGCCCGCAGCCCACGTCCAGGACGTTCTGGCCGCCCGGCGCGAAGCGGCTGGCGAAGCCCCAGCGGAAGTAGTGCGCCGCGTAGTCGCGATGCACCCACTTCCCGTGGACCCGCTCGTGCAGGCTCGTCTTGTCGAAGTCGCGCTCGCCGCGCTCGTCTGCGCCGCGGCGGATCGGCTGAGCACTCGTCGTCATCGTCCCCCCTCCGGTTGATCGTCGCTCTGCGCGGGCCGCGCGTCGACGAACCGCAGCAGCCGCGCGCTCTTGCACCAGGTCACGGTCGTGCCGTCCGGCACCGCGACCGCGTGGTTCCCGAACAGGATCACCTGCGTCTGCAACGGCCGGCACGTCGGCGCCGTAACCGACACGATCATCGTCCCGGCGAGGAACCCTGCCAGCGCCGTGATGAAGCCGAGGGCGAACGCCCCACGATCTTTGTCGTTCACGGCGCGTACCGTTTCCGGACGAACTCGCACGCGGCGATCGTGTCCGTGAAGACGGCGCGGGCGAGGCCCGCGAGGAACCCGTCCACGCGCTTGGCCGTGCAGACGAAGATCACGGGCACGCCGCGCGCGACGGCGTAGCCGACCTCGGCCGCCATGCCGTAGACGAAGGGGTAATCGTCCTGATACGCGATCACGACGTCGGCCGCGTCGATCGCCTGCAGGTCCGCGCCGACGTAGCAGCCCGGGATGTCCTTGGGGCCGATGAACGACGGCTTTTCCGGGTCCGCGATCTTGTACGACTTGCCGAGGCAGGCGACGACGTCTTTCTTCCACGTCCCG